TCTAATGATATGAAAGTTGGACCTAGTGGGTCTGGAAAAGGAGCTGCACTTCCATCAGGAATATATTTAACTAGTAATTCTACATGGACTTTACCTACTTCTAATGAACAAAACAATCCTTTAGATGCCAAAGTTCCTGAAAGAATGTTTTATAGAACTGGTGAGAATGGTCAACCAATTTCAGATTTTAATGATGGAAGCTCATTCCTTAACTATATTGACTCTAACCCTAATGCTAAATTAGAAATGGCTAGGAGTTATGTCAAAGCTATTGACGCTAAATCATTTGATGAAATGTCAGACGAACAAGTTCTTTCTGAATTTGATAAAGCTTTGAAGGATGAAGAATCTGTAAATAAATATTTTGATTATGTTCAACAATATGATGGTTTTACAGAAGAATTCACCAAAATAGCTTCTCATTTTTTCAGTGGAGCGTCTGAGCACAGAGCGTTTAGAGCTGTAGATACTGCTTTAAGAGATATGTATAATGTTGAAGACATATCTGATTCTGACAAAGAAGAGTTGATGAAAATGTATAAGTCAGGATTAGATGCTGCTCATGCTGAATATAATAAGGCTCATCCTAACAATCAGTTGAATTATGCACAATGGGCTAATGAAATGGAACATATTAATGATCCAGATAAAGCTTCTGAAAGACTTAGAGAAGTTAGAATCTCTAATGTGAGCCCTCCACGAAATGTAGCTAAATCAGCTGTTAATCCAGCTCTATTATCTAGTAAACAGATAGTCATACAAAAGGGTAGCGAATCTATCGAATTGAATAAGAGTAAGGAAGAGAATGTTTCTGTAATTGAAAAATACTGGAAACCTGAAGATGTAGCTAGTGTAGATGTATCTCCAATATCAACACCTCATGACCCTTCGTATGCAGGAGGAAGTTTATACTCGATTACTTTGGATAATGGTGATATTGTTAGAGTTATGACTCAACCAGATAGAACAGATAATACTTATGCTCACACAGCCAGGTATTTGACTTATGATAACGATAAGTTTATTAACAACGTTTCTGTTGATGATGTACCTCTATTACCAATTACACTTCCTGATGGTTCAATGCGTACTGATGAAAATGGTGAAGTTGAAGCTTATAAGTTTGTACCTCATGGAGATGGTAAAGACGTTAGGTATTATGCTCACTTTGAAGACGGTGCTCCAGCCTTAAGAGCTGATGGTACTCAATATTGGTTACCTTGGGATCAGTTAAATACTCAAATTTTAGAACCTCTTGGTAACTTACAGTCATTTAGAAAAGCATTCGGAGCTAATGAAGTTGCAAAAGGTCTTTCTAAAAATGAAAGCTTCCAAAAATAAAACATATGTCTGAACAAATAGATCCTACTACTGGGTTAAGTGACTCAGTTAAAACACATAACCCTACTTTAAAATCAGAGCGTAAAGCTTCTTTTTTAGAGGAAATTTCTAATAACGTTCCTTCTGGAAATGGGAGAGTAGCTAACTTAGGTAAGTATATGAATACCAATACCTTAGACACTCAACTTACTGGTGATGGGTATATGGAAAATATCTTAGTTGACGCTTTCACAGACCCTTCTTTACTTGATTATGGTAGAGCTAAGAGTCAACCTGTGTTAGATCAATTTGGAAACTTTGTGACGCAAGCAGTTGTTGGAGAAGTAGGACTTGGTACATTAGAAGGTCTTGGTTACTTGTGGGATGGAGTAGGAATGATTGGTGATAAGCTTGCTGGTAGAGAAACTGAATGGGACAGTTTAAATGCTTTATCTCAATGGGCTTCTGAGCAAAAAGAAGAGCTTCGTCAAAATTTTGAAATTTTACAAAAAGACCCTGGTTCATTTAACATGGCAGATACTGGGTGGTGGTTTGGGAATGGAGTTTCTGTAGCATCTACTCTATCTCTTATGATACCTGCAACTGGAGTAATGAAAGGGTTGTCACTTCTTGGAAGAGGGCTTAATAGAATTGGAAGGTTAGCTAAACTAACTAATAACATTAGCAAAGGAGTTAGAGGCGGAGCTAATGTTTTAACTCAAGCTGCTGTATCTCGTCATATGGAAAATATGATGGAAGCTTCGCAAACCTTTAAAGGTACTTACGAAGAAGCTCTTAGAACTATTAATCCTGAAACTGGAACTAACTTTACTGAAGAGGAAGCTCGTGCAATTGCATCTGATGCCGCATCTTCTAACTACAATGGTGGTTGGGCGATGCTAGGTCAAGATATTCTTCAGTACGCAATGGCAACTAAGATACTTTCTAAAGCAGGTAAGGTACGCGCAGCTAAAGAAAAACTAGCTGGTTCACGTAAAGATATTGTTGACAACCTTGCTGATACAGCTAAGAAAGTTGGGACTGATTCTGATAAAGTTTCTAAAGTTTTAGGTAAAGCTAAGACTGGTTTTAAGAAAGCTTATAAAAACCCTTACGTAAATACATTTGCTTCTGAAGGATTTGAAGAAGGATACCAATACGTGTTGTCTGAAGAATCAAATTATAACGCTTTTCGTAAGATGGGAATTGATGACTCAAGTACTTTTATACAAAGAATGAGTGATTACGTTCGAGACCCTGAAATGTTAAGTGCAATGTTCTTTGGAGGATTTGGTGGTGGAGTATTTAATGCTTTGCAATCAGGTGTGCAAAAATATGATGACATTCGTAATGCTAAAAAGTTCCAAGAACTTTACGGCACTACTATGGAGAAGTTTAAAAAAGCTAACTACAAAGAGTTAGTTGATATGTCAACTAAACTATCTGAAGCTGAGGAAGGTCAGGATGGTGCTAGTTATGCTGCTCTTCAAGAAGATTTCATAAATAACATGGCTACAGCAGCTGTTTCAGGTGGTCAACAGAAAGTTCAGAACTTTAAAACGTTCTTTGAAAACATTCAAGACATGTCTGAAGAACAGATAGCTGAAATGGCTGTAGAGGTTGGAATGGATCAGGCAGGTAGTTTGACAGAGTTGAAGAAGAACGCAACCAAAGCTATTGAAGCTATTGATGCTGTGAACATTAATCTTCAGAAGGCTATGCTTAAAAAGAGCATTGCTGCAAACCCAAGATATGCGATTATTCAAGCACGTCAAATGTTTGAACACTCTAAATATAATAAGAAAGCTTCCGAGGCTCAAGTTAAGCTAGATGACCTATTGTCTAACAATGAGCTTTATAACTCTCTTACCTCTAATCAGCAGGAACTGTTATTGGCTGAGATTGAAAAAGATGTTTTAACCTCATCTAAATACGCCAGTGTAGCTATGGGTCTAGCAGATGGTGCGAACCAAATGTATGACTCTTTAATAGAGCACTATAAGAAAACAGTTGACGGTTGGAAAAATAATTTAACTAAATCTTCTGAGAAAGTTACTGAACTTAAAAAGCAAGTTTCTGAATCTCTAGAAGAAGACACTACTGATTACGACAACAAAATTAATCAGTTAAAAGGTGATGTAGATATTACTAAAGCTATTAGCGAAAGAGCGTTTGCTCAATTGCAAGCTAGTACTTCATTGGATTTGGCTAACGCTGTTGAAAATCCTGAAGTTCAAACTGATATTACATCTACAAACCTCAAAGAAGCAGTTAAGAATGCTGAAACTGTTGATGAGGTTGAAGATATTGAGAATACAGCTAAAGCTGAAATACAAGCTGTTAAGGACAATCCTAACATCCCACCTGAAAGTGAGATGCAACACATTGATCCTTTTAAAGCAGTTAGGTCTAGTGCTGAAACTAAGAAAAGAAAATTAGCTAAATCTGAAAGTGAGAATAATCAAACTGAAGCAAATGTTAAGAACTCAGTTAAAACAGATGGAACTTCTAATTCTAGTGAAGATACTTTCGTACCTGACAACGCTGAACAGACTAATGAGGATAAAGCGTCTTTTAGTTTTGACAACTTATCGGATTCTAATGCGGATAGGAAGAGTAAAGATGCTTCTATTAAAGCTGGTAAGTCTGAAACGGTTAAGGCGATAGCAAGTGGGTTAATTACTGATAAAACAGTTGTTACTGTAACAGTTAACCCAACTATAGAGAGTCGTGAAGCTGCTAAAGCAAAACCTACTGTAGATAGAATTCTTAAGAAATTCGACAGTGCTGAGGAAATGTACTTAGCAATGTGGCATGACCCAGAAGGTACAAAGGCTTACGTTAATCAGTTTGACATTGAGCATCCTGGTTACAATAGTCCTTATGATGCATTAGTTGCTTATGTATACAATGTGAACATGACAGCTGACTTTAAGAATGACGGTAACTCTGTTCTCAAGGATTCATTATTCCCAGTAAATCCTAATTACGGAGATGCTGCGGCAAGTTTAGATATGAGACTGTTTGCACTTGCAGGTAGAGATGTAGATTATAAAGTTAAAGCTTTCTACGGTACTTCTATAGCGCAAGGTGTTGACTCTGATGGTAACCCTATTAATGATCCAGTTATGGAGATTCTTAATGAGAGTCCTCAAGATGTCAATGGATATATTTATGATAATCTGTTATTCACAGATGGTAACGGTAGATACAGAACAGTTAAAGGTAAGAAACCTACTAAGATTTCAACCAAGTCTGTAGTTAAAGGTAAAATATTCTTAAAATATAAGACTCCTTGGGGTAAAGTAATGCCTATCAAGTTGAACACTCCTTTACTTTCAGAGCAAGACGTAGAATTTGCAATGAATTTGATTAGAGGAATTGTTACCTCAACTGACAAGAACGCAGCGTTAATGACTGACGAGCTTAAGGAAATGGGGAGAACTCTAGGTATACCTGAGTCTATACTTAATGAACCAATCATTAATGTGTTAAACGAGATTGTTTACAACGGTAAGCCTGACTCTAACGTTTCTAATTTCTTAGCTGTATACCCTAAGCAGAAGACTGTTTCTATATTCTCTAGAGGTTCTATTAATAGAGAAATTAAACCTTCTGAACTTAGTAAGCACGAGACTGAAATTAGAGAAGTTCTTGGTAGACTAAGACGTAATGTAAATATTAAAAGACTTAACAAAGGTAAGACTGCTAGAGAGTATGTAGATTACCTACTTGACAATAAAATATTAAATACCGATGTTCGTAAAACTGACAACGGTACTATCTTCAATATTACTAACTCTAAAATGTATCTTGGGGATAGACAAGCTGAGTCTACTAAGCCTAAATCTACACCTGAGAAAGTTACTAAGTCTACTGTTTCTAAAGTAGCTAGTGAAAAAACTGCTCAGATTTTAAAAGATCATTCTAATGATGCTAACAAGCTTCAAGAAGAATTGTCTTCACATGTTAAAGATTTAGCAAGTGAGATGGAAACTATCAAAGCTAAGGAAGAACTTAATCAGAATGATGAGAGAATTCTTAAAGGGTTAGAAAGAGAGATAGAAGTTATCAATGGATTTTTAGAATCTCCTGATAATAGTGCTAGTCAGTCTGATGTAGAACAGTTAGTAGCAATGACTAATAAGCCTGTTGCTCAATTGACAATAGATGAGGTTATCGCTAACTTGACTTCAGACCCAGATTTAAAACTTAAAGGTTTTGAAGTTGAAAATGTAAGCATGATGAATGGTAACGCACACATCAAATTTAAAAAAGTTAAAGATGCTGATACTATTCATTTTAGAAAAATGATTGTAAACCCTGCTCAGGGAGATATACTTCTTGATTTAGCATCTGTTTCATCTAGAGTTAAATCTAAAAGTTCTCCTATGAAGGGAGTTAACTTAGACTATGATATTGAAGGAGGTAAAATTGTACCTCTTAAGGTTACAGTTAAACTTAATGATCAATCTGAGAGTACTATAACTTTTCCTGATAATATAGTTGCAAAAATTAAACCTGTAGAGAAATTATCCAACATTAAGTCTCAGGTGACTAAGTTGTATAACTCTGAAATAGCAAAGACTGATACAGCTCCTAAACCAGTTAAAAAGTCTCCAATGGAGATGCTGGGTATGAAACCTATAGATAAGGAAGAGTTTTCTCGCAATCAAGCTGAGGACAACAAGACTGATTCTAAACCTAAAGTTATTAAAGGAGGTAAAGTTTCAAAAGAAACTCCTAATATTAATAGAGTTTTATCTAGTCAAGAGCAAAACTTTAAAACGCAATTAGAACTTGCTCTATCAGTAGGTAATGAAAACGCTGCGAAATTCTTTACGCAGGAGCTTGAAAAGTTAGGTAACAAAGTTGACATTCTTAACGATACCGTTAAAGTTTGTAAAGTTTCCTAATAAATACTTATATTTGTAAAAAATAATTTAATGGCAAACAAGTGTGTAATAGCAGCCAATCATGGTAAATTTAATGCTGAATCCAAAGCAGGTCAGAAATTAGTAGAGTTTTTTGGCAATGAGAGTGATGCGATGTTAGTTTATGATCGCATGAAAGATCCTGAATTTATTGAACAATTTGGTGACTGGGTAAACCCTGGGTTCTATAATACTCTATCTGAAGAACAAACTTACAGAGTAGATGAGAATGGTGAGCCTAATATTAAAGTGGGAATAAACTCAGTATATGTCGTTCTACCTGATAACACGAGACTTGATCTTGGTCAGTATGCTAATATATCTCCTAAGACAAGACCTCTTAACAATGAGGAAATCTCTACAGTTGCTCACTCTATTGTAAGCAGCTTAATTAGCGTTAATTTTAATTGGACAGAAGGTGGGTTTTCAGACACCACTTCAGCTTTTGAAGTAACAGTTTCAAATGAAGTAAAGAAAACTGCTGGAGAAGTTGTTGAGTCAGTTCTTGAATCTAAGATTAAATCTCTACAAGACACTATAAACAACTTAACTTTAGCTGAGGAATTTACTGACGAGATCTCAACTGCTATCATAAATGCTATGAACATGCAGACTAAGCTTAGAAACACGCTTGATAATAAAGCTACTCTTTCTGAGGTTGTCTCTAATGTTGAAACACAGCTTGATAAATTTAGTCTTCAACAAACTGAAGTTCAAGACTCCGCAGAGATTAAAGAAGAACTTATTGAAAATGGTTCTTTAGATATTGCGGATTCAATAATGGCTTCATTTGAAACTAATTCTAAAAAAGATGCTACAACTCTTACTAAGAGAATGCTATCTTTTGTACCAAAGTTAAACACTACTACTAACACTCCTTTACTAGATGAGATTCTAGGTAATCAAGTTTATGAAAGCTATGATGCTTTGTGGGCTGTGTTAGAGCCAGCATTGGCTGATATACATGTACACCTTAATAGAACTGGAGAGTTTGAAGATTTAAGTGTACTTGTAGGTAATAAGATAAAAGGTTTGATTCCTAAGAATCCTTCATTTAGATTCGTGTCTTCATTGTACGACTCGCTATCTGATAATCAGAAGGCTTCTTTTATATCTGCATTTAACAAAAGTTCAGTAAACTTCTCAACATCTATTTTCTCAACTGAAAGCGGATCGTTGCAGTATCGTGTTATTAATGCTAACTCTGAAACAAGTGTTGAAACACAATTGTCAGAAGAATGGTCTGAAAATTTCAACTCTAAGTATAAAGTTGGTAATAAGCTTATACCTGATTATATGACACCTATAACTTTAGACATTGCTGATTACAGTGGTGATAGAGGTATTGAGGTAGCTCAGTCAGATAACTGGAAGCTTGAGGTAGAAAGAGATTTATTTAAATACGGCATTGAAGTTTCACAACCTGCCATACTAGAGTACATAGAAGCTAACCACTTACCTGAAGAAGACATTCAGTTAAATGCTGATAATATTCAAGTTGCTTTGGAAGATTTCTACACTAGCTTTAGTAGAGTTCTTTCAACAGCTATTAAGGAACCTACTACTTATGCTTCAGAAACTAAGTTTGTTAAAGGACTAGCTTCTTTTCAAAAGAATTATAGAACTGATTTGACAGAAAACACTGTCACTTCAAATGGTGCTCAATACTGGACGTTTGCGAATACTTCATTTATTAACTTGCTAGTTAACTCTGTTAAGAGTGGAGACTTTTCGTATTTGGAAACTTTTGAGTCACTACCTTATTTTAAAAACTCTCAATGGATTAAACAATTGAGACATCCTGATGTCGTTGCTAATCTTCAAGTAAAAACTTTTAACAGTTTTAAGAATGAAGAGAATGATCCAGGTACAGATAATAAGAAAATTCAGGAGAGAGATAATCTTATAGACAGTTTAAACAAAACTCTTAACGGATTTGTGGAAAACGAAATGTCTATATACACTTTACTTACTCCTGCTGATAAAGGTCAAAATAAACAACTAGTTGGTTTTGAACCCGTTAGAACTAATTACAGAGTTAATAACGAAGGTATCGGTAAGGTAACTAATCCTGAAGTTATTGATATATTTTCAGGATATGTATTAGATGAGGTTAATAGAGTTCGTGAAGTTTACGAAGAAGTTCTAAATGACTCTGTTACTAAAATAGCAACTTATCACCCTTCTAATCCTGTTATTACTGATGGTGTAATTCAAACAGATAAGAAAACTAATGAGTTTAAAGGTGAAGGTTTAAGATTCCAATTGGCGGGAGCTCTAAACTATAACTCTGAAACTTATGATGAGGATGGCTCTAAATACATGAGAGCTATATTTAAAAGAAATGGTGAGCTTCAAGAAGATATTGATACTGAAAGTATTAGAGAATATGTAGAACAAGTTTTAATCCCTAATATTATTGATTACACTAACAGTAAAGCTGTTGAATTAGGTGTAAACGCTAGTATGATGAATGAGAACTTATTTGGAGAAGAGATTGCTTCAACCCCTCAAGGTGCGCAAGTCTTAATGGCTGACTACGCTATTAACTCTACTATTGCAGGGATAGAGTCTACTAAGTTACTTATTGGTGACCCAGCTTATTACAAATCACTTCTTGAGTTATCAAAACGTTTTCCATCTACATATACTGATGGTAAACTACTTGCCCTTAGAGCTTCTGAAGTAGCTAAAGGTGAAACTACGATACCTAATACTGACATTACTTATAATAAAGAATTAGAGTTTACAGCTGCTGTATTTAAGGACGCTGAACTCAAATCTAAATACCACAAGGCTATATCTGATGCCTTTGGGAAAGATTCGGTTGTAGCAAAACCTTACTCTAGTGACGGAGCTGTTAACAGAGCTGATGCTCAAGGTTATATTACAGCAGAGAGGTGGAAGTTTATTTTGCAAAGATCTGGCAAATGGAATGATTCTATTCATAATGAGCTTTATAAAAAGCTTACTGATAAGGCTCATTTTGGTGATAACCTTAGTAAGAAAGAATTAAAGTTATTAGCACAACCTCTTAAAGGTGTTTACTTCTCAAATGAGAATGGTATACCTACTTACTTTAAATACTCACAAGCTGTATTAGCACCTCGATTTACAGAAGGTACTCCATTGCAAAAAGTGCTGGATGCGATGGTAAATAGTGGAACAGATGAGCTTATTGCTGAGTCAGGAGTTAAAGCAGGTAAAAGAAATATACAACCTTTGATTAATGACAACGGTGATGTGTTAGATGACATTGCTTTAAAACCATTTGTAGCTAATAATACGTTTTGGAAACTACAGCAAGACTTACCAGTAAAAGGTATCAAGCAAACTAACATTGGTTCTCAGATTATGAAGAACCTTTTCCAAAACTTTAACTTGATAACATCTGATTTTACAGATTACAATGGTAAAACTTTAAGCTCTTCTGAGGTAAAAGATCAGATTAATGATACATTAAGAGAACTTTCAGATATAGGTAGAAACAAAGTGTTGAATAGATTAGGTATTAATCCTGAAACTTTAATGCTATCTGATAAATCTAAATTTTACAAAGCTCTTAGAGATGAGATTATCTCTAGAGGATCTGATGACAAGTTCTTACTTAAAATGTTAGAAGAAGGTGCGTCACTTGATTCATTCCCTTCTTACAATAAAATGCTTAATAACATGGTTGCTTCCATGATTAATAAAGCAGTTACGGATATTACAACTAACGGTGGAGCCTTTATTCAAATGAGTAATCTAGGTTACTCTGATTTGAAAGCTAAAGAAAGCTCAGTAATTCTATTTGATGAAACTCTTGAAAGCTTAAAACCACCTTTGATTGAAGATGGTAAAGTTAAGAGAGGTCAAATGCTCTTACCTTACAGTCAGGTTGTTTCTATTTTAGGTAATAGTGATTATGCTAAAGGTGAAAAGATTTTAAGAAAAGCTGTTGCTAATGGAACAGTTAAAGACTTAATAGGAGACGGTGTACTAAACGCAATTGGTTATCGTATACCTAACCAAGGTATGTCATCTAATGATGCGTTAGATATAGTAGGTATCCTTCCTAAAGGAATGGGAGACACTGCAGTATTGTATGGTGAGATTGTTACCAAAACAGGTTCTGACTTCGATATTGATAAAATGTTTATCATGCTCCCTAACTTGACTTATGATAAGAAGTCAGGTAGTGTAGTATTGAATAATAAAACTAGAACTTCAGAGTTGCAGAATGATCTCATCAGATATTATGATGCTATTCTTACGCATCCTGAAAGTTATAAAGCTCTTATGACACCTCTTGATGCTGATTGGTTAAAAGATGATATTGAGTCTCTTCACCCAGTACAACCTCAACCAGATGGTGTGTATTTTACAGGTGCTTACCAAGTTAGACAGAAAGCTCTTTTGATGGGAGGTAAATTAGGTGTTGGTATTACAGCTAACCACTTGGTTGACATACCTCTTTCTCAAATGGCTGGTATTAGTTTAGCTGAAGTATATACTGGTGGCTTTGGTAAAAATGATATTTTCAGATTTGATGGAACTCATTCTGGTGAGTCTAAGGCTTTGGATAATCAAATTACAGGTACTATCAGTGCTTTCCTTAACGCATTTGTGGATATTGCGAAAGATGATTACATTGTTAGAGGTAACTACAACACTCTTACTTCAAATACTGCTTTCTACTTATTAAGAGCAGGTGTTGATAAGAAGTGGGTGAACCGATTCATTGCTCAACCTATACTTTTAGATTATGTTAACGCTAGGTCTTTTGTACTTAGTAAAACTAGTCCTGAAGATAAAATTGGTCATCCAATCAAATTTAGCTTTGCTCCTAAAATGTCTCAAGCAGAGCGAGGTAGACAAGCTATTATAAAGTATGAAAATTTTAGAAATAGTGATGAGTTTGCTGAAAGCATGAATAACTCATTAGATAATTTAAGTAAAGCATTTAGTAAAGAAGTTCTTGAAAAGGATATTACCATTGTTAGAGACGACTTGTTTGATGACATGTCTGAAAAACAATTGCTTGACTATATGTTTAGACAAGAAGTACTTTATGAAGCATTTAAGTTATTTAAAAATGACGCTAAGCTTCTTAAGATGCAGATGGATGCTACGAAAGTAGATGTTAACGGTATGGGTAAATCATTTATGGAGTCAACGTTATTGAAGAATAACTACGATAGCATGCCTAATCAAATTAGAAACTTTCACAGGAAGTTCCATAATGCTTCTGTTAAACTTAATAGTTATACTTCTGAAACTAAAGGTATGACTTTTATCGGAGCGATGTATAATAACAGTATATTGTTAGCTCAAGAGATTGGACCCCAACTCTTTATAACTAGCACACCTGAATTTGTAAATGCTTGGAATGAAATTAGTGTTAGACTAACAGGTAAGAAACCTACTAATGAGTCAGAGATTTCTTTAAAGAAAGCACGTATTATACAAAATCACTTGTACGCATACCTGTTAACAGAAGATACGCATCTTATTGCTGATAATAATCAGGACTTGCCTTTCTCATACACTGATAGACGAGATCTTGATAAACTTCTAATTGATTCTGAGACTCGCGGGTATGGTACACTGTTAAATCGTTTGTTACGATACAAGAAAGAGAACCCTGATGTGTTCAATGAGAACTTTTTGTTAAGACAACTACGTTTTAATACTCGTACTAAGAAGATTTCTTTAACTACAAGAAATAAAACTGACTCTTTTAATGACGATATAAAAAGAGCTTGGACACAACTTTTTGAATCTTCTGACCAAAAGTTAGTTGAATTCGCTGAAGACTTAATTAAGTACTCTTTCCATACCTCAGCTTTCTCAGGTACGTTAGATAAGTTGTATGAAAATATCCCTAACTTCTATTTAAATCTTCGTAATATACCTGCGAAGATAGAAGCTAAACGTAATGAGTACGAAACGAGTTACAATATGATTGATGTAGAAAAAGCTGCTGCTCAGATTGCAAGAAACTCGTCAAAACTAGGCTTAGCTAATGAAACGTATACTGTTAAGAAGTTTAAAGACATTCAAAGTCTTTTAGGGGTAAGTACTCCAACAGCTAGGCTTATTCAGAGAAATAAGAATTTGAAAGCAGTTTCAGGGCTTCCTGACATGCTTAATGAATACTATACTGTAAAAGAAAAGTTTGAATATACTGATACTCTTACAGGCGAACTTAAAACTTCTACTAACCAGAATGTCTATAGAAAAGCTTGGGCAAGTTCTGAAGGAGCTGTATATAGAAGATTAGTTCCTCTTGAGATTAGAAGTGGTAAATCTGTTCTTGGGTATATGTATAATGCTAACACTGATGGGGTTAATTACGGATACTATGAACTCGAAGAATCTGATATGAGTTTGTTAAATGAAGAGTTGGTTAATCTTGATGATTCGTCAAGTTCACTACCTTCTGAACCTCAAGTGAATTTTGGTGACAACCTTGAAACTGAACAGGGTGAAAATCTCCAAGATAAATGTTAATAATTTTGTATATTTGTAAAAAATAACTATATGAGTTTTTGTCCAAATGTAAACTCCAAAGAATTTAAGGAATTAGAAAATGTTGTAGGAACAGCTAATGCTTATTTTATTTGGGATGCTAATAAAGGGAATCCAATTGACCTAACCTCTGAAGGCGAAACATCTTCGTTATTCAATGGGTTAGTGCAAGCCACAGGTAGTAGGGAAGATGCTATCTTGGCTAAATCTTTTATTTACACAAATGAGTTTAAAGAGTGGTGGAATTCAGATTCTGAACCTAAGCTTAATATTAAAGATGTAGATGGAGACCCTATTTACTACTACACTAGAGTTGAAGGAAGTGAGGATGTTAAAGACATTGCCAATGCTTTAACGGTACACCCTTTTAACGCTGAGGTACTTTATCAATCTAAAGGTAGATTAGCTGCTCTGGATGATTACTATTTGTCTAAGCGTAGAGAACGTAATAATAAGAAGAGTAAGAGAACTGTTTCTAAAGTATCTAAGATTAATACTCAATCTCCAGTAATGAGAGATAAGTCTTTAGATCAAGGTTTTTATATGGGTGATGAAGCTCTAAAGTTTCAAGAAGAGCGTGATTTAAATAATTATGAACAGCGTCTTTCAACAGCTAAGACTGAGAAAATGCCACATGCTCAACGTAAAATTGAGTACATGGCTAAGAGAATTGGCGCTAAAGTAGTATTGGATAATACTATACCTGTTAGTGGACAAGTTCTCCCTAAGAATCATCCTCTCACTAGACAGTATGAACAACCTGTGATTGTAATTAATCCTGATAGATTGTTTGAGGATACTGTACTACACGAATTTGGTCACATCTTTATTGATGTGCTAGGTGGTTTATCTAATAAAAGAATCGCTTCAGCTGTTGATGCATTGAAAGGTTCTTCATTATGGAACGTAATTGCCGCTAATTACCCTGAGTTAAATAATAATAACTTATCTAAAGAGGTTTTAGCAACAGCTCTAGGATTAGAAGCATCTGATTTATTTGAGTTAAATGCAGACAGAAACTGGTGGCAAAGATTTAAAGATTGGTTTGTTAACAACATTAATAAGTTGTTCAACTTCCCACTTGATGATACTTCTTCAGTTACATCTCTAGCTAAAGAGATGCTGTTTGCAAATATCAGTAAAAAAGAAGCTTATCAAGCACTACCTGAGTTCCTAACTAATAACCGTAAGGATGTAGATGTTACATCGCAACAAGCTATAGTAGACCACATCAAACAAGTATCTGATTCAATTCGTTTGGATGAAGATACTCACGTGTATTACGTAACTGTTGAAGATAAAGAGATTCCGATTACTGAAAGTGTAACTCAATTCATTAATCAAGATACTACTTTTCTTCCTCACGTTGACATACAGATTGAAAGGTTTAAGAACCTTAAGGCTTCTAGAGAGTTTGCACCTTCATTCCTTGTAGCGTTTAATGAGTTGCATGGGTATGAGCAGTTAAACAACTCTGACTTCTTAGAAGCTTTCACTAAGGAAGAAATGGATGAATTAAACAAACTTTCATCTGACATATATCAAGGGTGGATTAAACAATCTGAAATAGGTACACAAGCTCACGCCATTCTAGAATCTTATATTAATGGCGAGATTACTGAACTACCTGATGGTTTCAAAAGTTTAATTCCTATCACTAAAATGATAGACTCTCGTAAGAAAAAGGGTTCAGTGTTTATACCTGAAGCAAAACTACTTATTGGAGAACTTAATAGTGATGTAAATAAAATGGCAGGTTCTGCGGATATTATTGAAATTACTCCTAATAATAGAATTATTATTCACGATTTCAAAACATCTACGAACTCGTCATTTAGTGATAAATATTTTGAACACAAGTACTCTAAACACCGTGCTCAATTGATGGCTTACAAAGCTATGATAGAGTTAACAAGTAACATTCAAGTTCAAGGTCTTACTATTCACAATATTAGAATTGATGATTTCAATAGAGATACTGGTGAGTTTGCTGACATTTTACTAGAAGATAGTAAGGACATGACAGCTAGACCAGAATTTGAAGCTGAATATCAACGTATGAAAAAGAGGGTTAAAGATAACTTTATGCCTTCAATTGACAATATTGATAAAACTTCTCTTACCAACAAGCTTAATGAGTTGATGGAAAGAGTTATTGATGATATTGACATTATGACTAAGAACCTTAAATTTAAAAAAGGTTCCCTTAAGTCATTAGACCCTATACAATTAGAGAGTCTTAAAAAAGAATTGTTTGAAGCGGCTGAACTTAATCAGTTGCAAAAGATTAATATGTATTTCGACAACTTTGTTACAAACGTAGTTGAAGAAATGAATACTAAGTTTAAAGAACTTGGTAAGACAGGTAGATTGGATACTGAATTTCTTAAAGAGATGGGTGTTTACGTAAATGCGTTTGACCAGACTATCTCTGAAGCTGTTGATATTCTTAATGAGAACTATACTGAAGAAGAAAACTCTGAGATTAGAGAAGCTTATGAAAAACTAAATAACGAGCTTAACGGCATTAAAGCCATGCTTAAAGAACAGACTATTAGAAAAGCTGCTTCTTTATTTGCTGATAGCTCTAACATCCAAAGAGTTAAATTTACTGAAAGATTTAGAGCTGAAGCTGAAGAGAAGTTTACTACTGATAGTGAAAAATCTAAGTACGTTCACGAACAACTTCAAAAGCACGCTACTGAAATGTATAACGAAGAGTTTAATTACTGGAAAGAACAATTTAGAAGTCCTAAAGCTGATATAGGTTCTTTTGAGGCTCAAGTATTTGATCCATCCATTATTAACTCACAGTTTGTGCAAGTTGTAAATCAAGTTCTTGAATACCAAGACAGTTTGGTTCGTAAGAAAACAATTGATTTCAGAAATGAGTTGGTTGAAAGAATGCAAGACTTTGACTTTGTTAAAGAAGGTGGTAATATGGAAGAGAAGTTTGGTAAATTCTTTGCCAAAGACTCTGACGGTAATCTTACTAATTACTTTATAGGTAGATATAAAGCTGAGTTTCATGAGACATATAGTCAGCTTATGTCTGAAGTTACAAAAACTGAGTTTAATAAGTACGATAAAGACGGTAAGAAAGCTCATGCTGAAGCTAAAGCAGCTCTTAGAAAGTTCGTTACAGAAAATATATCTAGTGATAAGAAACCTATTAACAAATGGTTAGATCCTGAATACAATAAACTTAGTGAAGAAGAAATTGATTTCTTAAATCAAATCAAATCTTACATAAGTAGAGGTGATGCCATGTTGTCAAAAGGTAAATTAACTCGTAGACTACCTGGTTTAAAGAGGGATATTGTATTCCATAGAGTTCCATCTATGCATAAGAATAATATGGAACGTATTATAGAGAATGGTGTTAAAGCTCTTTATGAAAACATAGCTGATAACTTTAAAGTTAGAGCTACTGACGAAGATAGAGGTACACTTGTAAATGCCGACACAAAGGAAGCTCTTGAAGACGCTCAGTCTAAAGTTAAAGGTAACATAGATAACACGCTTAGAAGGGAGATCCCAATGTTTATGCGTGGTGAAGTTAAACCTTCTGACCAATCTAGAGATATTTTAAGTTTAGTAATGCTTAATTACGAGGCTTCTTTAACTCATAATGTTCGTAGTCAAACTGAAGCTGATATTCACACAATGGCTTCAGCTGTTGAGAATACACGATTTGCTGACCACGTAGGTCTTAGTAGAAAACTTTTAGGTAATGCTTTGAGTAGCTCTAAATTTAGGGTTATTAGAGATAAGACAGCTAGTGATTCTAGTAATACTTTTAAAGCACTCCGTTCTATGATAGAGAACAGATTGTACAGTATTCAAACTATCAATTCAGGTACAGTTGGTAAATGGGATTTGAACAAAACATTCCGTAACATTAACGCATTTAACTCCAAAATGGTACTTGCTATTAACCCAGCATCAGCAGGAGCAACATTGCTTCAAACTGAAGCTGTTAAGTTAATGGAAGGGTTAGCTGGAGAGTACTTTTCATCATCAGATATAGCATATGGACATTCGCAAGTAATAGGCGATGTTGGTGGTTGGATGGCTGACTTAGTTCACAACGTCCCCACATCTAAGACAAATCTTCTAATGGAACTATTTGATCTATCTGGAGATTTCAAAGCCTTAATACATAAGTTTTCCAATAACTCAGCTTGGAAAAAATTAGCAGCTAGTTCACCTTTGCATGCTATGACATCTGCTTCTGAATTTTACGCAGGTGCATCGTTAATGTACACTATGTTAAAAGCTACCAAAGTAACTAACATTGATGGTCAATTTATTGACTCTGAAGGTAAAGTAGTTAATGATAAAAAAGACGCTATGAGTTTAGCAGAAGCTTACTCTGTAGAAGATGGTAAGTTAAAGCTAAACAAACATGCTTACGCTACTGAAAGAAATACTTTCTTACCTCTAGACCAAGATGCAGGTCACGTTCAGATTTCTAGTTGGATGAAAGAAATCTACGCTGATCTAAACGGTCAATACTCTAAAGAGATGAAGTCTCTATTCCAAAGAACTATTATTGGAGAGATAGTAACTACTCTTAGAAAGTGGCTTGTTAGAGGTGTTAATAAACGATACAGAGGTATCACAACAGCAGGTAAAGCTAAAGAGGATTTGACTGAAGAAGACAGATTCTTTTCTCAAGCTAAGATGCAATACCAGGAAGGTATGTATGTTACTGCTATTAGATTTCTAAATACTATTCGTAAGGATATGAATAACTTTAGTGTTGACATGCTTAGTGCCAATTGGAATAAGTTAAATCAGCACGAGAAAGCTAATATAAAGCGTACTGCAACTGAAGTAGCTTTGATAGGATTGTCTATAGGGTTAGCTGTTCTTGCAATAGCTGGAGCTGAAGATGATGAAGACTACGTAGCTGCTTACTATGCGCAACGTTTGTATTCTGAACTTTCATTTTACTTAAACCCTATTGAGGCGTTTAAGATTATGAAATCTCCAGCAGCTAGTTTGAGTTTAGTGTTCTCAACTTATAAACTTATGAGTCGTGTAGTAACTCCTTGGAACTGGGACGAAACTTATGAAAAAGGACCTCGTAAGGGAGATTACAAGTTCACAAAAGATATTGAAAGAGTAGCTCCTATCATAGATAAGTATCACCTTATATTTGATGATAAGAGTACGTTTAAAAACAAATTGGAGTTTTTAACTAATACAAATATGCTTTAACATGAAGAGAGGGGTTAATCCCCCTCTCCGTAATGTTCACCTGTGTTTCCATTCTGTCCAATAATGTCCATACGTGAAAACAATCTTTTCTTCTCATCTTCTTTTTGAGACTCTTTAAACTTATGTTCTTCATAAGTATCTATCTCATTTTGAACCTCTTCATCAGAAGGGGATTCATTCCATTCTTCATTAAAGAAGGTGAAGTCATCTTTCTTTTTCATGTTAAATAAAAGATTTAGAAACTTTAGCCAGTACTTGCTGTGTCAAGTTAACGTCATATAAAGCTCTGTGAGTCTTATCTTCATCAACTTTGACTTTTAAGTTTTCACAAGTACTTTTCAAATTCAACTTATCGTACTTAATGTTATTCACAATCATGTGCATATGCGCTAAGTGTAATACATCAAGACTTTTAGTTTTAAAGTAGCTACCGTAAAACTTGTTATTATTATCTTTAAAGAACTGTCTTATAAACTTCTCATCAAAAGCTGAATTGTAAGCAGTTAGAATAAGCTTATCTTCTTTATCAAATTTGTTAACTATACTGTCTAGAAATTCGATAAACTTCCAGTACAGTTCTTCGTAAGACATGTTAGTGTATGGTACAATACCTGCTGCTATAGAGCCAGGTTCTACACTGGAGCCTTTTTTAGGTTTACAAGACATATTGAATATTTTCTTCTTCTTATTATTTTCATAATAATAAGCAGCTATTTCTACAATACTGTCTTTAAAATGACTCAATCCAGTTGTTTCAACATCTAATATTAATAGTTTTCTTTTAACCATTGTTAAAATTTTAAGTTAAAAAAGAAGGGGCAGTTGCCCCCTCTTTAATATATAAACTGTATATCCAACAGTCTGTGCCTAAGTATGTGTAATCTTTCATAATTATACTACTTCACAAGCTCCACCTGCACAAGCGGCTTCACCTTTTAGATCAGTATTATCATCCATTTCCACAACTCCAGTAAGATCTACATCTTTCAAAGACTCTGAAAGTTTTTCAAATTCTTCTTTAGTACAGTCTTCAAAAGGAGTTTGCACATAAGTCCCTGTATCATAAGGTAATACAGATAAACCGTTGTAAAATTCTTTATTATCCCACATCCATTCACCTACTTCTTCCCACTCATTATCTTTGAGTGAAACTGTAGCAGATACATTATGAGTATTTTGACCGTCTCCATGTCCTGGGTTTACCCATTCTCTAGACACCCTCTTAATACGTTCAAGCAATTCCAAAGGTGATTCAGTTCTCATGACTGCTCCTTCAGGTGCTCTTTGAGGAATACTAATAACTGCTGTAGTTTCAGGTGAGAAAACCTCATCTTCAACTAAGTTAGGATGATTGATAGCTAAGTAAGAATAGATGGCTTCATTCTTTCCTACTCGCAATCTTCGAATATAATAATCATTATGCCAAGCGTGGATACCTGAACTAGTACCTAAAACTAGACTAGTTGTACCAGCAGGTTTAACAGTAGTTGTTCTAGCTGCTGAATTGATGCCAATTTCTTTAGCATAACGAATGTTAGTGTCTTTTACAATTTTAGCTGCTTCTTCAATATCGTATTTAAAGATTTCCATAGACGCAATACCTGTCATTGATACTCCAATAAGAGCGTCTTTTTCAGTATTACGTTGCCACACACTTCTTAGGTAATGGAAATCAGTATAACCCGCTTGGAGTGTTCCAATAAATGAAGCTGCTTCAGCTCTTTCATTGTAATCTTCCTGCGAGATAATAGTACTTGCGTTGATCTCCGTCAAGTTACAGAATTGATTAGGTCGCAAAGCAATTTCACAACAAGGGTTTGTACCCCAATCTTTATCATTGCTCAAGTAAATCCCAGGTTCTCCAGACCCAGAAAGTTCAACTTTTTTCCAGATTTCTTTAAAATCTTCTTTCTTTAACTTGTGACGAAGTAGAACAGCACTGTTGTTAGCTCTTCCTCTTTGAGGATTTAGCTCCCACCATTTACCAGCTTTACAAGCTAGCATTTCTGAATCATCTGCACTAAACAAACTAATTAGAGCAGCTCTCCTGATACCACCTGCTAATACAGCGTCAGCTATATAACATACAATATCATGAACTTCTATAGTTGATAGTTGAGAATTTTCAGGTTTAGTATCTAGAATTTTTCTAATATTATGAATACAATCCTTAAGTGGCTGAGGTCCAGGAGCCTTACCTCCTGAAGTAATAAGTCTTGCACCTTTAGGTCTAATATCAGAGTAATCAAATATAATGTTGGAAGTACCTTTAAAGTAAGATGCCATAAGCATTTTAATAGCATCTGCCCACCCTTCGATACTATCTGAAATCAGATAACGTCTATTACGTTTAAGGTTAGGTCTTTTAATTTCAGGGAGTTTTTCAATGTGATGTTTTTGCACTGAGAAACCAACCCCTGTACCACCTAGCAATAGGAACATGATTTCACTAAATGCTTTCCAATGGTCAACAGGTAGAAACCCACAGTTATAAATTCTAGATGGGTTAACTACAATGGGTTTACCTCCAAATTGTAAAGAACGCATTGAAGGCAACACCTTTTTAGTATACACAAATCTATCATACACTTCTTGAATAGTATCCGCCAGATGAGGATATTTCTTTTGGTGCATTTCCATATTTCGTGTTACTAATTCTTCCCAAGTCTCTCTACGTTGTAATTCAGGTAGATACTTGGCGTACTTCATGTGTACGGTAATGTCAGATAAGATGTTGTTAGCTACAGTCATTAATTATTTTTTGACATGTTAATATTTTATGAGAAAAGGATGTAAAGATACGTTATCTTTTAACGTTAATAAAATTTACAACCTTGATAATTATAATGCATTATTGTATTAAGTATCTCCTTTATTGTTATAGTACTCACCAGTGACATTTAGAAACTCTCCTAGTTCAGCTTCTTCCGAAAGCTCAACTTTAAGATCTTTTTCTAAAGCCATTCTATAAAGGGGATTTTTATTAAGAACTAACATGATCTGACTATGTTTGTCAAGACCGTGATATTTCATAATAACTTTTTTCATGTTTTCAGACATCTTAGAAAATTTACTATCTAGAAAAGAACCGTAGTCCTCATAGTATTCTTCTGGATACTTAAACACGCACATAAATGATGTTTTGTCAACATCGTAATGTTCTACAAATAACGAATGCTTCATAAGCGATTCCTCATAATCTGTCTCAGCCTCATCAAATTTGAATAGGCAGTATAATAATGGTTCTGTTGGTAAAGGTCTGCTAAAATCGCCTAAGAATACATCAATTAACAAATTCTTCTTAATAGGTACAATACTTGCTAAACCAGGTAGTAAGTAAGTATAAGAACGAGATTTGATTTTCTTAGGGGTTTTGGTCATATTAATCTAGTTTGATTACTCCATTTGCATCGTATATTTCTTTATTGAATAAGAACATGTCATTTTCGTAATGCCATTCTAATTCTTTGGCAAGCTCTAACCAGCCTTTGTAAGTTCTGTTATTTCTAACGTAACCTAATTTAGCTAAAGTTTGATAATTACTTGCGTCATACACAAGAGCATTCTCTCTATCTGTGTATGAACCGTATACAAATACAAATGGATCAACATCGTATTCAGGAAACGCTCTTTCTAAAAATTCTTTATACAAGCTAGACTGTATGTCATACCTGTAGTCATAGAAACTTTTATAAAAACTCTTAAGTGACATAGATGTGGTTTTAATATCTATACCTCTTACACGTTTCAATTTTTTGTTAACTTGCATTTCATCTAAAATACCTTTGTAAGTATACCCTTCGTAACTAAATGCGAATGCAACTTGGTGGTATCTTTCCCAACCCTCTTCTTCAAGAGTTACAGAGTCACAATATGGTTTTGTGAACGGATGAGTTTTAAATGTGTTAACAATTTCGACAGCCTTATGATACTCTTCAGAAGTAACTACGGTCTTATCTTTAGATTTTACCAAATGGAAGTAGTAATCTTCAGCACTTGGTGGAAGTAATTTTTTGAAAATAGTTTCATTATTATACTTTCCTTTACCGTAATTAATTGATTCAGCGTAAGCTAAAACTAAGTCTTCATTTATTTCGCACTCGTATTTAGTAGTAGAACCACCGTTTTCTAGTACGAATGTTAGACACTTAATTATAGCCTCACCTGGTATTTGCATATCATCAGAGGTAACCAAGTAGTTATTCTCTATCTGCTGCAAAGAGTCTTCTGAAGATTCGTAAAGTAAATCAACTAGATCACCTCTTCTAAAAGCATCAGTTTTCTTATCTTCAGTTAGAAAGCCCCTAATATTAGTAGAAACTTTTGCTAACCTTGAATAACTGAAGCCTTCAACATCTTTTAGCTCAGATGCGTTTTTAAATATTTTAGGTTTAGGGAGTATTTTCATTATAATAAGAAGTTAAAAGTTCAATAAAAAATTCTTTAGGCATAACTGCATATTCTGCAACCTTAACGAATCTGGTATTAGATTTTTTAGTTTTCTTGTGAATCAACACTAAAGGTTTATCTTTAGGTAATTCTTCATTTAGAAAATACTTTGAATATTTAATATCTGACACTGAGTTTTTAGCCTGAATATGGAATGGTATAGAGGGACCGAATATATCAACCCCTCTATTATCCATATTCCTAGATTCAGCCCTAGCTGTAAATATTTCAGGATTACTGATATATTTACTAGCTAAAGCTTCAAATTCACTACGCAGAGACCTTTCGTAATTATGTCCTGCGGTTCGATTATTTCGTTTAGCCATAAATAATATTTAAGGCTTGAATTTGTTTATGACAAATCAATTTCGGCAAAAGGATCTTCTGCGCTTCCATCATCGTCAACAACTGTCTTTCTGTAATTGAAATAATTCTGTAGTATTCGAATGGCTCTATCGTTCTTAGAATAATTAATAATATCTTCCAAAGTAATAGAACCAAGCATAATCTGGTCTTCATGTTCTGGATTCTCTACAAATTCAAGCAGAGTTTTACAAAATAGTAACCAAGCATACATTACTGAAAATGAACCAGTTCCTGTATGGAGTCTAAATTCAACAGTACGCATGTTTGGATTAAACATAAAGTTAACTAAGTTTACATAATGATAACGAGCTTTAATGTTCCACTTGTTACTAGTGATAATTCTAGAGCGCATTTCTCTAGCTTCTGTTTCATCAACATTAAAAGAGTCGTCATTAGTTGAAAACTTAGCAAAGATATAAGTATGGAGACTTTCATAAACTTCATTTTTATTCTTTTTATAAGTGTCAACATACTCATTCCATTGGGGATAAGAATCATTCAAAGGTGCAATCTTTTTAAACTTCTTACAGTGGTTTTTGCGTTTACCAATGATAGAAGGATCTTCTTTGTACCTCGGAAAATAACTAAATATCTCATCCTGTAATTTTAACATCGCCATGTACAGTTTAACTGCGTTTTGGTGATTTGCTTCAATTCCAGATAAATGGAAATGAAGAGAACATCTGTTATTAATAGAGCAGACCTGTTGGATCATATCTGCAACAACTTTCACATTACCTAAGTTACTAGCTTTAAAAGGAATAGAAGTATATTCGTAACCGTATATATCATTGCCCCTTAAAGAACCATCTCTTAATGCTACAAAGCCGTTATTTAATAACATGTTTTGTGGAACTCGACCATTAGAAGTTTCTAATTCAACTCCAAATGTCCACCTGGAACCGATTAATTTTTCTAACTCTTGGTCATGAAGTTTACAAGGCATCAACCGTCTTGCCATTTGTCGTGACTCATTGTTAGAAAGATTGTAATCGTATTTAAAAGCGCCGTAAGAATTGTTTACAGTACTTTTTAATTTGTAAATAGATTCTTTAGTTTGACCTTTACGATATTTTCTGAAATAATCTCGATTTGGTTGAACCTTATAGTTCTTTGGCAAAAGGTTATAATCTATAAACATGTGTGTAGTTTCACCTTCATCAAATGAAACAATACAAGTAGTGTTTCCCATAGTGAAAAACCCTTCTATAAATAAATCATTTTCAGCATCATAGCTGTAACCTCTTGTAAGATTTAACTCTTCCAAATTAGAGATTAGATCATATTTACCATTGTCAAAATTTAACATGATATTACCATTATCAAAACGATTCCACTTCCCATTAATGTAGAAGCATTCCTCATTTTTGATATAATAAGAACCTTTAATTTTACGACAGTCAGAACGCTTAGCTTCTTTACCTGTCACGCTTGTTACTAATTCACTCATTTTGGGTTAGATTAAAGTTTCTCAATTTGTTTGTTTACATTCTTACTCATAGTACGAATAGATTTAAGAGTTCTTCTAGCTTGTGTTTCAAAAACTTTAGTTTCGTTGGCAAGCTTGTGATTATTAGCACTTCTAAAAGTGTCAACACAATCTTTGATACTATCTAAAGATCTTTCAATTTCACTCCTATAAGAATCTAAATCAGAAGGAATGCTTCTAAACAAATCTTTTACCTCGTCTGTAGAGTCTTCAGCTAACTGAGTTGCCATAGTTATTAACTCTGCATCTGTAGGTTCATCATCTTCGTAATCCTCTGTAATAGGATTATTTAACATTTCTCTTTTAAAAGGATTCAAATTAAACATGAAATCAAATACATCATTTTTCATGTTATCCCAATCAAGAGGGGTAATACTTTTCCAATCAAAGAATTCAGCATACTGAAACATTACTCCTTTTAATTCAGCAAGACTAAGTTCTTCAACAGTGCTCCAAGTAAAATCTTTAATGTAAATACTATCTTTACTTTTGTTATTAGACTTAGTAACACTAGTGTTAAAACTAGTTTTAGGTTGACTAGGAGTAACCGCTAATTTCCAACTCTTACAGTCTCCATTAGCAAGCTCATATTCAATTTTTCTAGCAAATTTAGCTTTATAAGTACCAGTAAAGTAAGAACCGTGTTTTGCACCAGATTTTCTCATTTTAGCTAAACCTGTTGAATTATTAGCGTCTTTAGGTTTCATCCCTTCACTGTATGCTTCCACCATTTCACCATCAGCCATTTCCTTACATGCTTCATTTAAAAATTCCCATTTAGTCATAGGCTTGTTGAATTCATCTTTTTCTTCATCATAACCATATTTTTTAGTAAGAACTCTTACAAGATCATCATAAGCTTCAGTATCTTTTAAGATAATTCCACGGAAAAACACATATTGCTCAAATCCTTTTTTGGGAGTTTTCTCAAACTCAGTTATAGTTAAACCTAAAGTAACTTCTCCAGTGTCAGGGTCAGCGTGGGCTAAACCGTGAGCTAACTCACCATTTTTAAAATATCTACCTTTAGCCATGAATAACCTATCACCATACAATTTATCAGATGTAACACTTTTAGGATCTAAACCATCCATTGCAACAAGGTTTTTGTTAATAGCAGGTCGGTTAGTGTGAGATCTATTAAAGAAATTCTTGTTAGTATTAGTAGTATAACTAACAGGGTCTTGAACAACTCGTTTGATAAAAACAGTATCTTCCTCTACAATTTCCCCATCTAAGAAATGAATAAATTGATTAGCAGGAAGTTCTTTAACATCACCCCATCCTTGTTCTGTAATAGCATACAAAGAATCCATTAATGATGAAAAATAAACGCCTCCATTATCAGTTTGTACATAATACAAAGGTCTTTCTTTAGTCATTTGACCATGCTTTGTTTTACTTTCACCTCTGTAAACCCAAATTGAATTAGGTACATTCATATCAGTAAGAGTAATAGCCGCAGCCCCTTGATACTCATTTAAAATTTTACCTTCTGTTTTAATAATTCCAGAAAGTAATACTTTACTATCAATATCTAACTTGTTGTCAAGCTTATATTTGGTTCTCAGCTCAGTCCATTTTTTCAATGATCCATTGTGAGCACCAATAATATCAGCAAGTCCTTCATCTGTTTTAATAAGTTTACCATTCTTGTCAAACTTAAAAGGGTGAGCGTTGTCCTTAGAGTGAGCTCCTACAGTAGCGTGTCTTGTGTGTCCAATAACTGTGTTACTTTTCTTAAAAGGAACTCCGTGAAACCCTCTGAAAGCAATAAGATCATTGTATAATGAAGTATCAATTTTGATATTTTGAGAGTCTTTATCATTAGCATGACCAATAATTGTATCACCGTTAAATCCTACTCCACAAGAATGTTTACCTCTAGAGATGTTGATAATCCCAAGAATGTTAAACTTATCCCAATTAACAGGTTCTGTACCTGAGTATGAGAATAATCCACACCCTAAAACACCGTCAATTGACTTTTTAGGGAAAAATAGGTTTAGTGCTAAAACTGCTAGGATATAAATAAAAATAAAATCCATTTAATATTAATTTACTGTTTCTAATTTGTTTTCTGTAATAATTTCGTAAGCCATCTCAGCATTACCTGTATTCAAAGCCTCTACTACTCTTTGAGAAAGAGATGTATCAACCTTGATATTTGTCGTCAAAGCTTCTCTACTTTTTTCAAAAGCAAATTCCATAAGCTCTTTACTTCTTAACCAAACGTTAGAAGGAGTTCTATACTCAAACCCGTAAGGTTTCTGCCTAAAACATCCAGCTTTGCCATACATAGTAGTTCTCTCACTACCTCTGTCCTCAAAAGCTAAAGGTAGTCCTACCATTAGGTCTAAAAGACGCATCCTTTTAATAAAATCACTGTTATTTTTAGGCATGTAACCATAATGTAAATGTCCACCACATGTTCTAAGAGTAGTAGAATTTCCATCAGGAGCCTTATTTTTAGTAATTTTAGGATATATAGTATAGTCTGGTTCGCATCCAAAAGTAGATGCTTGCTCTGTAAGCAAATCGTTAGGATTAAAATGTCCAGAACTTTCGTATTTAAACTCTAAGTTGTTTGGGTCTAGATATTCATTTTGAATAAGAGATAGAATAGTTAAGTGATTAACTGAAAACTCTTCAGCTGAAGTAGCTGGTGGAGTGTTAAATTCAACCATTACATTATCTTCTTGCACAAAAAACCCCTCTCCACCAAATGGAAGAGGGTTTTCTTTAGTAGCCTTTATAAGACCTTCAGCTGACACTAACGCTCCATTAGGAGACGCTACAAAAATTTCAGGATCAGATCCTATTGTGATTACTTTTTTCATAAATTCTGTTGTTATTTTACTGTTACTTTTTGGAAATTTGAAAGCAAATACTGTCTAGTACTAGCACCTATTGTGATTTTAGGTTCTTCAAAACCTATTGTATCTGCTTTAGAAACTAATCTTAAAGGAATAAGGTCGCCCACCTTGTATTTCAAACTTTTATAATCTTTTAAAACTTCATAAAACACCTTATCATTAGCGCCCTTCATGTAAGTTTTATAAAATTTAGTTAATCTTTTTGTAAAATTATTATTACTTAAAAGTTTTTCTGCAGCAAATTTATTGCAGTATCCTGTTGAATTAAAATGTGAGTTTATTGCAGATGTCATTCTAAAATCTTTAGAAAAAACATTTTGTGTTGGAATGTAAATAATACCATCAACTGATACATCTGCAATATTCTTATAACCTTTTCTACTATGCATATTATAAAGAAACTGACAAGCTGCTGATACTGCTACGTCAGCTTTTAACCCTAGCTTGTAATACAAATAAATCATTGTTTGAAATACCCCTACATTATCTGCACCAAACAAAGTTCTAATTATACTAAATCTAGCTAGTTGAGAATTAATGGTGTCAACAGGAGTATCTTGTCCCAAAAACATCATTATTTTACCACTATCTACTTTTAATTCACTATAAAACTCTTCACTCATTTCCACATTGTGATTAATGTTGTGAATACAACTCAAATCATCTAAATGATCGTTTAAGTCATGGTCTTTCGGATCTCTAAGAGAATAAAATCTAACATTACAATCCAATTCATTCAAGATAGGTTGGATTAAAGGATAGAACTTTTCTGTAAAAGGGGTATTGAAATACTGATTTCCTGAAGCTTTGTTAATTAAAGAAGTGAATGTTCTAACAGTTGTATTAGATCTACCAACTGTAACACCTAAACTTCTATAAAAAGATTGACATCCATAAGAATTCTGTTTTTCAAAATTAAAACCTTCTGTTTTAGTATTAAGTTTTTTTGAACTAGATTCTATTCTATACCCTGAAGTAATAGAATTTACATTGTGATTAGGTTTAGACCATTTTTTCAAAAGATCACTGTTTTCACAAATCTCAATAGCCTCTTCAACCATTTGGTCATGAAGCTTTTTCATTTCTTCATTATAAAAATCTGTAAAGAACATTCTTTTGTCCTCATTAGAATCCCTAACTTCAATTAAACCTTTTGGATCTTTAATTTTTCTGACTATTTTCATACTAATAGTTTTTTGTTGTCATTTTATTATTTCTTACTGTCTAATACCTTGATAATTTCGTCTGCGTAAACTTTAATACCTGTCTCTCCTAGTGAAGGACCTGAATTAACTTCGCAAATTATAAACTCAGGAGTTTCTTTTTTACTGCTTTGAATTCTAACATCACAAGCACCGATGTCTAACCCTACAGCTTTTAAAGCTCTATGACAATTCTCAATAACTTCAGCCATGTTAGATGGCTCATCATACAATTCGTGTTCTGGACTAACCCAGTTACAGTTATCGTTATTGAAATACCATCTTTCTTCAGAGTCATTTCTTCTAAGTTTACGCCATGACATGAAACAAGGTGTAACTACTGAAGTATGAACTCTGTATTCACGAGCATAGTTGTAGAATTTTTCAAAGTAGTATTTGTTAAAATTGATGTCAGACCTGTTTAAGAACTCATTAAGTTCTTCAGCGTTTTCAATCTTAACCATACCTTGAGCTTTTTTACCCATGATGATTTTAGCAACTAAAGGAAATTCTTCCCAAGTTTCTAAATTCTCTCTAACGTTAGAAACTGTATACCACTCAGCTTGCTTTACATCATTTTCTGCAAATTTTGATTTCATAACCAATTTGTTAGATGAGTTTTTACCAGCCTTTGAAGAATTACAAACTCTTCTAAGATGCTCATCGGCAACTTCAGTTACAGAACCTAATCTAACTACAGATTTGTAAGGTCTTAGTGGCATAAGCTTATGCTTACGTCTTAATTGTTCAGCAGTATGGTTTTTAGACAACACCATAGGTCTGAACATTGTGAATTTTTTAGGCATTATTTTGAAATATTAAAGTTACCTGATTCAATTAGTGATAAGTTTTGGATGTCTCTATTCCAAATATAGGTGAAACACTCTCCAATTTCAGGTAGAGAAATAGATTGTCTAGTATACAAAGAGTTTGGAATATCATCCTCTCTATAACCTTCAGCTCTGTCTAAATTAGACAAAACTTCATCATCTACCTCATATACCTCTACTGTAACAGGGTTTCCTTCCTTAACTTTTCCAGCTTCAATTGCTAGACTAGAAGGGACTAATGCTGGAAACCATCCTACATTAAATAAGCAAAACTCTTTATTTTGAGTAGTACCTTTCCAAATTTGTTTTGATGAAGTTAGGTGTCCATGTAGTGCACCACCTTCTTTTAGAGTTCCGTAAACTGCTACTTTATTTACTGTTTTTGCCATAATGCTTTATTAGTTAATATTGCGTTTGTAAATTGAAATGTCTTTATGATACCGTAATCTCTAGAAAAATCACTTAAGTCTTTAGTCTTACTTGTGTATTCGTCTTTAATTACTTTAACATAAGGGATGTCATAAGCTTTTGAATGTAATTCAGCGGATTTAACTCCAGCTTCATCCCAGTCATAAAATATTACGATGTTGAAAAACTTTTTCAAATCATCAATAATCCACTTATCAATTAATGTGGATTCAGAATTAGGAGCAATCGCTGTGTATCCTAATTCATAAAGAGTTAAAACTTCTTTGAATGATGATGTAAGTACTAATAAGTCTTTTGAAAAGTCAATTTTATCGTAACCTTGGATTGAGTTTTTATTTGCGTTTCCACAAAACTTTCTGTGTCGAATTTCAGATAGAGGTTGATAAATTTTAGTTCTAGAACCAATTTTGTACCTGTAAGCCAAAGGATCAGCTGTGTAAGTAGTGAGACCTTCTCTGCCAATTTTATACATTGATATAGGTTGAATTTCAAAATACCTCAATGTTCTGTAAGAGATATTAAATTGTTTCCAGTAATCAATGTCCTCTTCCGTATAGCTTCTAAGTTTACATTTGATTGTCATAGGTTTCTTAACAACAGCTGTAGTAGTATGACCTGTTAGTGCAGGTTTATCATCTGAAAACAGCGTCATAGTATTGTTATGAAATACATTCAAGTCAAAATCCTTGTCTATTTGAAGTAAAGCTTGATTGTAACCTATGTGAAACATTTGTTTAACTAATTCGATAGCATCTCCATTTTGACCTGTGGTGAAATCTCTGAATCTTAATCCTCTAGGAGACATGTAGATTCCAAAAGATGGGTTATCATCATCATCTCTTAATGGAGAACGAACGTTTTGACCTCCAACTTCGAAACTTTCTGAGATGTAATGTTTAAATACATCTAGTTCTGTTATTTTTTCAAAAATTATTTTGCGGGGGTTTTTAGTTGTAAACATATGTTAAAAATAAAACCCCCTCCATTTCTGAAGGGGGCGTTAATAACCAATTAATTAACTTTCAACTTATTCCCAATCACCTTCGTTAGAGTTAGAAGGAGATGTGCTATCTTCACTTGATGAAGAAGGTTCAGCTCTCTCCATGCGTTTGAAATCGTATTGGTTAGTTTCATCAAACTTAAGTTCTGATACGGTTTTAACAGCATGTTTTGCTCCTTCTTGGATAGCCTCTGCGAAAGGTGGAAGCCCGATATTTGCACGAACTTTAATTTCACCATTCTGATTTTCATACTCTTCACCGATAAATTTAACTCTTACATTATTACCAGCTAGAAGAGCATTCAATTGAGATCCGTAATCTTCAATTGATTCAGCCTCAATAGCATCAATTTTATCCTCAGTCACAACGTTTGTGGCAAGGTGTTTAATCTTACGCAAAGCATACAATTGTGCTTTATCGGTTGACATGTACATGCGAATTGTAGTAGCTGACTTATCATCGCCACCTTCTCTAAACATGGTGATGTCAACACGAGGTTTATCATTTTGCACAACCCCTTCTACTTTAGAGATTGTCACTTCTTGAATACCTGGTCTGATATAACCACCTTCTTTTACGTTACTTGTTGAAAATTTCATATATGTTATAATTTTTATGTTATTAATTATTTTTCTTCAGGTAGGAAAATTTCTTCCCAATTAAATGTTAATTCATTAGTTTCTGGATTCAATTCAGATAGCTCTATCTCCTTATCTCTAAGGTGAGCAGGTCTAGCTCCAGAAGCTAAATCTGAGAGATCTGATTTGAATGACAGAATGTTGATATTACTGTTAGGTTTACGGTATAGATAACCAATAGCATCCATATCAGCTGCTGTGATATTCTTTAGCTTTCCTGCTAAGTCAATATCTCTAGCTGAAATTTCAGTACCTTTCTTATCAATACTCTTATCTTTAACGTGAGCTGACAGAATAAGACATTCTGCAATCCCGTCAAAAGTATTGTAAACCTTTGTAAAAGCTTCACGCAAGTACAAGTAACCTGCACCATTAGGAAGGGTTCTAAGGTCAGTACCTTTGTAGTTTTTACCCATAGGTGTCTTACGATACGTTGTGATTGCAAGATCCATTACAAGTGCTTCTAGAGCAGATGTAGTATCAATAGTAATGTATTTAAAAGGACAATTCTCCTTTAGTTGTGAGGCTACGTCTTTTAGTACAGCAAGAGGTGAAATGTTATGTTCTTTAGCCTCTCGAAGTACGTTAATAACGTGACCTTCATAAAAGTCAGCACTGTTCTCTAAATCCAAAACTAGATTATTCTCCAAATTAGCTAATGCGCTAGTCTTACCTACTTTAGGTTGTGAGAAAATTAATAGTTTTTTAGGATTAACGCGAGAAGCCGCTACCTTTTTAATTGGAATTTCAATCATATAAAAGTGTTAAATTATTAAAATTTTACTCTTTTTCTGACTGTTAGTTCTGTTGTGTGAAAAATAATTAGTGTCTGCCTGTACTTCCAAATCCGCCTGTGCCTCTAGTGTTGCTCTCATCAGGAGAAAACTCTGAAACCTCACTAGCAGGTAAATTAGCTAGTGGCATAATTAGAAGTTGACCAATTCGTTCATGTAAATCATAGATTTGAGCTACAGTAAAGGCTGGAGTGTGTGGTTTAGATAAATTTGTTTTAAATCTAAATTTAATTTCGCCTCTGTAACCTGAATCAATAACACCTACTGAATTGGCTAGAAATAAATCAGTTCTACTGGAGATAGAACTTCTTGGTGCTAAGATACCAACATATCCATTTGGTATTTTAACTGCGATTCCAGTAGAGTACTCTATAAAAGCAACTCCTGTGGATTCATCTGTTTTTACGCTGTATTCAATTCCAGTTAAATCAAATCCAGCATCCCCTTCATTAGCTTTACTAGGAATATCAGCTAATGGATTGAGTTTTTTAAATTCTACTTGCATAATTTTAAAATGGTAATGCCCAACAAATTTCATTTTGATGTTCAGGCAAGGTTTCATTAATACGAGTGAATAATTTTCTATGTCCAACTTTGTCATCAAAGCCTTCATAGTTAAATAGAACTCTTCCTTTCAGCAAAGGTATGAATTCTTTCAACATTTCATCATTAATTATCCAAACAATTTCTTCACTTTGCTCAAGGTCGTTCATGTGTTTTAATACTCTACTAAAGAAAGGCTTCCATAAATCCATATGGGCTCCTTTTACAGGTTTATTAGAGGTAGTTAAACATGCGTTTAAAAACATGACTCCTTGGTTAGTTAAAAAATTAAGAGATGAGTTGATACCTGGGTCAAAGATAAATCTCTCACCGTTCAAATAATCATACTCTATACCTCTAAATAAGTTACTTAATGATGGGGAAAACTGAAGTTCAGTTTCCTTGTTAGCATAAGCTACACCTGTAGCTTTATCAGAGTCTCTATAAGGTTCTAAACCTAAAAATACGACTCTGAGATTTTGTGGTGAAACAGTTATGAAACTTTTAAAAATAAGATCTTGTTTTGGATACACTGATCCAAATTGCCTCATTCCGTTAAGTCTTTTACCCAGCTTAGAAAAACCTGTTGTTGAAACTAATTTCTCTAAAATAGGATACCATTCACCAAATTTATTTTCTAAAGACATATTTTAAAATTTAGTTGTAAATCTAGGTCTATTCCCAGATGAGGTAATGATATTAGGTAATTTACTCCTGTCTTCTTTTATTGCCTTATACCACTCAGCAGTATTTCCAATATCTACCAGTCTAGGTAGCTCTTCGAAGTGGTCATAAGCACCATTAAAGAAACAGGGTAATTTAACGTTAGACCTCCCAACTCTATTTTTCAATACTGAAATTGAACGATAAGAGTCTTTCAGTTGCCTAATATCATAATCTGAGTGCCTAGATAATTCATATCTATCTGGAGCGAACACTCCTAGAACAATATGAGCATCTCGTTGAGTAAGCTTGTTATCACCTAAGCCAGCCAAGCTTGGTTCCAACTTCGACTCAATAGATACACCTTTGTTAGTGAACTGTTGTTTTTCACTATCAGACGCTTGCTGTTGAACATTAACAAACACATAGTTCCAGTGTTTAGTAATATTCTTTCTTCCATACTCAGCACTCATTTTAGTCATCGCTTCATGTAAAGTTGGCGAAAACTTATTAGTACTAAGTAGCGAAAAGTGGTCAACTACAACAATTACATACTCATTTGGACGGTCAGGTACATAATGAGAGTAACAATATGCTTTCTTCTTTTCGGAAGTCATTGAGTCATACGTCTGTCTAGTAACTTTTGGTAAATCACTTTCTTTGTTAAGAGGTCTGTAATAGTGTGTTCCGTTTTCTTCAGAATACTCTTTTACTCTCTTGTAAATACCATAAGGATCTGATACACTGTCAATTACCTCAACATTATTTTCAAACTTCTCATAGTATTCAGCATCTTCCTCAATCTTCTTAATAACAGAGTTACTAACAGGACTGTCAAACATAGATTGCAATTTCAAAGGGTCAGTTGTTATCCCGTGTTTGGAATACAACCTATTGCACATAACTGAAAGGGTAAATTCTTTTGCGCTTTCTTCTAAAGCAAAATAAAGAACTTTTAAGGTTATACCTGTATCTTCATTAGCGTTAACCCATTCATTGGTGTGAAACACAAATAGCTTTTTAGCCAGTTTAGTTTTACCAACTCCAGAGTTAGCAGTAATGATCCAGTTTTGACCTTGCACAATCCCAGGTATCGCAGTACGCAATCTAGGAAATGGCATAGGTATACAGTTTACTAATCCTTTTTCAACCCTCTCTTTGTTATAGACAATGGCATCTAAGGTTTCTTTATACATATTATAGAATTTCCGAAAAGTTATCGTCACTAGTTGGATTATCCAACTCTTCTTCACAAAATACGGCTAACCTACTAATGTCAGTTCCGTCTGGAGCCTTCTTACTTACAGTGTAATGGGCTTGTTGTAAATACTTATAACCTTGTTCAGCTTCTGTCTCTATGTAACTGCTAATAGCTTTTAAAATTAAATCATAATCATATTGAGGATAGGCTATTAAGAACTTGGTAAGCTTCTCTTTAAGAGCACGTTTGTCACCCATAGCACCTCTTTTACCAGTTGCTTTGAATAACTTCCTGTATTCTTCTACAAGCACGTTAATATCAGAGTCTATATGCTCTAATGCATGTCCTTGTATAAAGTTCTTACCTTTAGTTCTTAATACCAATCCTTTATCAGTAATTTTAATAAGCTTATTTTCTTCTAATTTAATCTCATCAATATCTGCACAATTTAGTGAAAAAAGTAATAAATATTCACCAAGTGAGAGGTTCATCTTTTCTAGAAGACCCTCATCAATAGTGATTTTTATCATACTTTAATTATTGATTTCTCATAAATTTTTGGCGATACAAATTTACGGCTTTGTCAACAGACTCACAATGAATAATGTTTAATTCTTTGTTATCTTCTCCTAACATTTTATCAAGCCATTTAACTTCTCTTGTATCTTGTGACACAAAGATAAATACACTACCTGCTTTATCTCCGTTCTTACGTAGTCTACCTACTCTCTGAATAAAATCTTTCTCCACTGAATAAAAAGATTCTAATACACAATTATCAAGTCCTTTCAAGTTAGCACCTTGTTTTAGCATCTTGAATGATCCTAAAGTGTCTATCTTTCCATTGTCATAATCGGTAAGAATCTTTTTATTTTTATCAGTAGAGTTCTTAGAGCTTATAGTATAAGGAGTAATTTTGTTAAGTTGTTCAATTGAATTACCAAATATAATAGTTTGACCTTTCAATTTAGTCATCAATCGTTTAACAGCATCCTCTTTAGACTTTAAGTTATATAAGATTTTATTGAGTTTGGCAAACACAATCTTGATTTGCAAATCTTTATCAGCCCGTTCTTCAAACAAAGTTCTTTTAAATCTACCTTCCCAGTAATCATAAGCATTTCGCTCAGTTTGATAGAAAGGTTTATTTTTAGAACCCGCTTTAACAGTTTTTAAAGATTTTTCAAGATGATGTTTGATAACGTATATATCCAATTGTCTAGATACGTCATCTTTCATAGAATCGTTCAACGTATAACTGTAGCATATAGGCGCAACTTGTTTTAACAAATCACGTTTTTTATATTCTACACCTTCAATTTCATAACGTTGGTTAGATTTAGTAGTGGCAGATAAGCCAATTAAACCTTTATATGTATTATTTTTATAAAATTGAATATACGCTGGACTTATGGAATCGTGAATTTCCAATTTGTTACTACCCTTAAGGGCGAGCTAGTCATTTCTGCTAGCTTCTACAATTTAGTTTAATACGTCATTTACAATTAAAGTCCAAAACGTAATATCATTACCAGAATTTGGATTATTTAAAGTAAGTTCATTTTCTGACAAGTTTGTTAAAACATCATCTATTAAATCGTAATGATTATTATCCGTTTGATTTGTAGAAATTAAAACAATCGCTCTGTTATTTTGAGATTCACGTCTTACAAAGTGTGTAATTACTCGTTCTAACACAATCTCTTTCATGCGTGTAATGTCGAAATCTTCTATCTGAAGCTCTGTATTTTCAAGTCTTCTCAAAGCTGTAATATAAGTGTTAACCATATTAGCAACTAGATCAGCTAAATGGTTTATACCAAAGAATTCTACAATTCCACAACTTATATGTGAAACATGTACACTTAAAAGATTTCTCCGTGCAATTTGTCGAGAAGGTGCAGCCATCACAGAGTCTTCAAAAGTCAATCTGATTTCTGAATTTGAAACATAAATATTATTTCTAAAATCTAAGTGATCAAAGTTAAGTTGTCTAACTGTCTCTTCTTCTACTTCTTCAACAACTTCAAACATTGCTCTAATGTATCTTACACTAGTATCATTGTCATTAGTAACTCTATAAAAATCTCTACCTTCTTCAACACCTTGGTAAATTTCACCTACTGTTACTTGGTATCCTCTGTCTTCTATACATCTAAGTCCTATCATCTGTTCTTTTTATTTTTAATTAGTTTCTGAATCCTTTTTTAACCATCTTACAAAAGCATGATTGCCAAGGTATTGGTCTCTAGTCATATAATCACCATTAACTTTAAGATGCTCTTCTACTTTTTTATGTAAAGCATCAAAGTCAAATGATTCTTTTTTAGTATTAATGTTTATGCTAACATTAATGTTTGCTAGTTGAGTCATTTCATCTAACTCCCTAGCCATCAATTCTGCTTCTTCTTCTGTAACGTTTTCTAACTTTCTGAAAATAGTTTTCATCGTATTAGTTTATATTTGTAGTTCGGACTATCTCATCAACCTACTGTTATTCCAAATACTCTCATTTGTTGAGCTTTAGGTATTAAGATTTCATATCCACCATCTAAATGAATAGTGATGTTATTATCATTCCTAGCTATTCTGAGTATTTTATTATCAGATAGAACTTTTTTATAAAATTCTTCTTCAAATTCAGGTTGCACCTTGTTAGTCTCTACACCGTTTTCTAAAATTTCTTTAATTCCTTTAAAACAAATATCCTTATAGTTATAAGGGGATTCCCTAAACATATGAGGATTTTCATATAAAAATTCTTCAATTTTATTAAGTGACGGCACGGGATTGTCTTCAATTTTATTTAAAAATCTTTCAAATACTTGAACTAATTCTTTTTTAGTTCCATCTAATCCTTCTGAGTCTAAAAACTCTACAATTTGTTCTTTAGTCATTTTTAATTAATTTTAAAGAGTTTCCCCGTTAGCTAATATTAATGAAATTACAATCATTAAAATCAGACACTGCTGAAAAACCATTATCCCACTGTATAAAAAGTTTATCTTTATAAGGTGTTACAGTAGCTGGAAGTAAATCATTAGGTATTTGTGAATGTTGTGATTTAAAATTCACAAAACACCTATCTGTTAAATCATCAGAAGATGTAACTAAATGCTTTTTTAATAGTATATGTTCTAATAATGTAACTTTAAGTTGTAATTCAATAATGGCGTTCCTGTTGTTGTGTGAAATCTTTGTTTTATCAAACTTAGATTTTAATGATTTTACTAGTTTCATGTTAATTAATTAATTTAAAAAATTGTTTCCAACCTTGATTAGAAGATAGATCAAAAGGAATATTTGTTTTAATTTGCTTCCCTGTAAACGTATCGCCTTTTTCACAAAATGAAAAAATATCTACAGAAGCCTCATAAGTTTTATCATCTTCTAATTTATTAACTTCTAATTTATTAACTTCTTGTTTCATAATTATTAATATTAACCCCTCTTTCGAGGATTCGGTGTTTGCTATATGTGTTACCACATAAAGGGACAAAATCTATCCGCTATCACGAGTCCAAAGGACTTGTTTTTCCATCTATAAGCAGCTTGATAACAAGCAAATTTAATTTGGTAGTCTTTACGCAAGTCTGTACCAAATATCTCATTATACTTAATTATTTGCTCTTCTAGATCTTTTTCTCGTGTTTTAACTTCAGCTAAAAACAAATGCAGATCTCCGTTATTTTTAGGAAAGTGTTGTATAGCTCGAAGTGCCACGAAAGTTTTACCCAGACCTGTAGGTAACTCGCAAGTTCCTACAAGTCCAGGCATTTTAGTCCACGATTCATAAGCTTCTTTTTGAATCTGTGACCTTTTATCCATTTACAAAGTTTTTAAAAACTTCTTATTGATTCTTTTAGCATTTTGAGTTTCATTTCTTTGAAATTCCACTTTTGTTACTACGTACATCATTTTAGGAGTCATTCTTACCACAACGTATACATTGCGATTACGAGTGTCCATTACGTGAATCTTATCGGAAGTTTTGGTTTCAAATTTACTCTTGCTCATAGTTTCTGATATTAAATTTACTTTTAGTTGATTTGCTGTGTTTAGGTAATTTCTTTTTACCTGATTTTTTCTCTGACTGTTTTCTATAAGTCTTTGACATTTTTAAAATAATGAAAGTTGTGAGGCGTTCATTGTCACCGAATTAATTAACTTGTTTGCTAAGGTTTCATAAAATTTGTAGTTTACGTTATAATTTTCAAAATCAGACTCATGCTCATATGTGTTAAATACTTTTACACCAGTTGTTGACTCAATCACTTCTTTCTTACTTCCAGAAGGTGTGTCTTTAACTTTGTATAATACATTTAACTCATTTGAAGCATAATATCTTGTGGTTTTCTGCATTATCTCTATTCCGTGACCATTACCAGTGTCATAATGATACTCTGCTCTCCATCCATCCCATGTTCTACACTTATATCTTCCACAGAAGTCATAAATATTAGTACAATTTCTGATAGTTTCAGAAACAGGTGTGCCATTAAGGAAATAGTTTGATACTGCAATTGGGACTATACGATACGAATTATTTTTATGTAGCTCTTTATCTGCTTCAAAAGCACCTTTGTACTTTACTTTACCTGTAGTGGTTTGAGCTATATAAGAATTTACGTCACGTATAATCATTTGTTCATAATCAACGTATTCTAAAATTAAATTTGTCTTAGCCTCCCATTCTTTACAAATCTGGTAAGCTTTTTCAACGTCTGTACGACGTATTTTAAAAGTTAAACCATCTGTATTGATTTGTAACATGGTGAAATCTTCAATCTCATCAACTAATGATTCTGACAACATTGACAACATCAACTGTCCATTAAGGGTAGTTGAATATGTGTATTTAGGGTCGTATAAGAATGAATACTCACTCATACTTTTCCCATAAATACTATTTGCTGCAAGTTTTAATCCATTAGCTAATGGTAAAGATTTAGGGTCTGGGGTAGCTGACTTGAGATCAGCTTTTGCCTTAAGCCTACGTTCTACTATACCTGAATATATATCTACGAAAACAGGTCCTAAGTGTTTAGGATATAATTTGTTTTGAATAGCAATACTAGGATATAGTGACGCGACATCTGCATCTATAATAATATAATCTTTATCTGACTTGTAAATTCCTGGTGCAATACACCCGTGAATTCCTCCTAAACCATAATCATACTTAAATCCTTTATAAATAACGCTTTGTTTAAAGGAATCACTTCTTTTTAAAACACGTTGTCTCAAATTATGATGAAGATGATTAAATTCTTTGGAGTTAAATTGTATATAATCAAATATACAATCTGTTAGACCTAATCTAGGTCGTTGAGTTCTAGCTTCTTTCAGCTTTCTAGCATCAGAATTTGTAGAACTTCTATAGAGTTCAAATGCAATTTTCTCACCCATTGATGAGTCATTGTCATTTAGGAAATCTAAGTTATAGATTTCGCTGAGGTCTTTACGCATCTGGATTTTATCTGTTCCAGAGTAAAGTGAATGATCTGTGTCACCTACTGTAAGCTTATAAAATGCTAATGTTGAATCAACATCATTTAAGTTATATTCAATAAGTGGCTCAATATCTTTTTCAGATATGTAATCATTATGTTTAAATGGCATGTCTTGAATATTTGGATAATTCATAGACACTTGAACGTCTTTTAAAGACATTCTTTTATTTTTATTGTTAAAATGCCAAATTTTGTATAAATCTAGTTGAGGTATAGTAGGGTTATAAATACTATACTTCTTTTTATCTTTACTAGTAAGTTCGTTGTCAATAATACGTTGTGAAAACGCATACATTTTATCTACTATTACTTGTGAACTTGCCTTTATAAACTTATCTGAATTTTTAATCAAATAGGCTAGTAAAGGGTAATCGTAATAAAGGTTATTATAACCTATCATTAACGATAGTGTATTTAAATACTCAATAAACTTCTCTCTTTCTTCAAAATTATCAACAGATGGATGAATATAAAAAATTTGGTGTTCTCCAGTCTTTACATTTACATCTGCGTAAGAAAAGAAGTTTATGGTACACTCTAAATCATATACTACTTCTTTCAAGGTATATACAGATTTGTGGGGTTGTCTTTATGAATGTCCACGTTAGGATATTTATCTTGAAAGGCTTTAACATTAAATGGAGCTGTGATAAGATGATGTCCTGTTTTTGAAGGTATTGCTTCATAAATAAAGCTCTTCAAATAATGACATTTATTAATAATGTAATATACCATTGTTGGTGAAACATCAGTTTCATTATCAACATCTACTATCCATTTCACATTATCTTTAAGATGCACCTGCCCAGCAGCTCTAGAAAAAGCTCTTGAAGCTGATTTGTATCCGTCTTCATTAGATATAACTTCAGCCATATTTCGAACCATTCTTAAAGCAACTTTCTTGTAACTCCTAACATTAAGGTTAATGCTGGCTCTAGCGTTAAACACCTCACAGAATCTAACAATGTATCCTTTCTTCTCTAAAAGTTCTTCCCCATTTTTAATGTATAACTCTTTAATAATTTTAGAATTACCTCTCATACCTGGGTTATCTTTCTTACGCATCATAATTTGCAAGAAATAAAACCTGTCGTCGTCAGTATTAGTTAAGAGTTTTGATATTAATTCAAAATTGTCAACCATTTGTTTTATTCTTTATCATTAAAAATCCATTCCGCTTAAGCCACGTTGAAATTCATACTCATCAGGATTGTATTTATTTTCTGGCTTACAAACGCTATTAAAAACATCATATCCTTCACCATACACTTTATAAGCATGTCCTTTTCCATCAGCAACAGCAAGTGTGCGTTTGTTATTTATAATGATATAAATAGGTCTGTTTTTTCTACCATCTTTTGGGCATTTACCTTCCGTTGTGTTTGTTATACTTTTTATTGTACTTTTCTTTTTAGTTTGTGTCATTTGCTTTATTCATTTTAGATTCTTCGTCTAAACGTTTGATTTTGTTTTCTAAATAAGTGCAATACCTTTCCAAAGCTTCATGATAATCAATATTACCAAAAGTACCTATTGGATAATTGTCTCTTTTAGGTCTATGCCTCATATCTCTTTATTTTAGTTAATACATTAAGAAAACACACACCGCAGTTCCTATAATAGCTCCACTCAAAATCCCAATGTAAAACATTCCTAACATGGATTGTCTGTATTTTCGTTGAATGTTAGCTTCAACCATCCTTTCAGAGTATCTCCTTACTTTGTTCTTAGTCTCTTGAGTTGTTTTGTCCAAGAGTCTTTGTGCTGTTTTGCTTCTCATCTTCTTCGTAATCGTTATTATCATAAGCTAAGACTACTTTAACGCCTAAACTATAGTTAGCTAGAACATCTTCAAAGTCTCTCATTATGCATTTAAATGTTTCTTTTGAGTGACCGTGTTCCTCAATGTAGTTATCTATAAATTCTTCTAATGATTCCATTACTTTATTTGTTTTGGTTAATCCATTCTTCTAAAAAACGATATACTCTTCCTGGGAAGCGAGTTGTCCCAGAGAAATGTTTATGGTATTCTTCAGCGTAGTTATTCATATCCTCCTTAGTGAAGGTCGTAGATTTTTCTTCTGCCTCGTTGTGCAAATTCAACTTTTTAATCTCGTTGTCTTTAAAAGCTGTCATTGCTTCGGTTACTAATTCAATGCCGTGCCCTATGTCTTGTATTTGAGAGTATATCCTGTCTCCTACGTGGGTGTATAAAAAACTTTCTTCTAATTTCATCTCTATTTGTTTTGGTTTTTATATTACGTTATAAAGCATTAAGGGTGCATACCTCCGTTATGAAAATCATCATCCTTTTTAAAGGCTAAGTAAATTATAAAGGCAAAGAATAGTATCCCACAAACCCCTTCTATAATATCAAATATATCGGTACATTCCATATCTATTTGTTTTGGTTGTCTTTATAGTTGCTTTCTAATTTGCAAATCCAAACATCTTCGAATTCATACATTCCGCAAACTAGTGAGGCTTCTTCTACCGTGTCGTATGCCCTAATCACGCCATTCACGTCTTTCATTGCCTCCATTGTATTAAGGTCAATTATCAAATACTTTCCTTTTATCTCATCTCCTACCATCTCTATTTGTTTTATTTAGTTTTTAAATAAGATAGATCAGTATTCATCGAAATTAGGTAGGTTCGTAAACAATTGATAAAGCAAACTGCACATTATTGCAATACCTATAAAACTTGCTCTTTCTCCAGATCCCCAATTGAATGGATTTAGATCTGCAATTATAAAAGCCCAACACATAAATAGAATCATGTGTATAACTAATGTTGGTAATAAAATCTTTTTCATATTTATTAAATTAATGACTATTGTGAAATGAGTTGCTACAATTAGCTTTGTGGATAATGTTTCTACCTTCTGATCCGAATATTATTATATACTCGCACTCGTCTATAGTTTTTTCTTCTATTTTATACTCTATTACACCCCAGAGTCCTTCTTTATATTCATAATGTCCAGTTGTTTCAACTTTGTTATCTTTTTCTATTTCAGAGTTCTTAATTTCTGAATTTCTTGTTGAACAAGAAAAGATACTAATCACTAATAAGATATAAAGTGAATAAATTAATAGTTTGTTAATAATTTTCATATTATTTTAATTATTTGGTTCATTAATGCACTAAAATACTATATTCTTCTCCTATATAATTACCTCTAATCACAAATTCAATACCTTTTGGTAAATATTGACTTCTTAAATGTCTTACAAGAGCTTTAATACTTTTTACACATGCCATGTTGGTATCAGATGGGTATAACGAAGAATTGTGAACCCATGTATTAGTTTCTGAATTGTACCAAAAATTGTTTTTACACTGTAACCACCATTTATTTTTATTACCCCATTTATTTTTATCACCGTAAGGTTTATTATGAATAGGAAATTTAGTGTGTTTATTTTTTCTCATTGTAATCTTTCTATTCTTTTCGTACCCGTCAGGAATTTTAGTGAAATCAACATTTTTAGAGTCATTAATAAATTTCTCATTATGTACAGACTTCATTCTATCTAAAACAAAAGGTATTTTGCAGTTTTGTAGTAAATAAGCATCTAACCAAATTGGAGAGTTCATTATTGCTATCTCCCCATTATTAAAGTCTTTTTCTGTAAAATCTCCAATCCAATCACTTATACATTCTTGGTGTCCATTGAAAAACGTCACAACTTTTGTTTTAGACCAATTTTTAAAAGCTTTATATTCTTCGTAATTATCCGTGTAAGTTTTATCTATTCCTGCCATATCTATTTTTCAGTTCATTCCAATCTACATTTTTATTATTAAATGTATAAATACCTTTATTTGTTTTGATATTAAAAGTATCGGAATTTGGAATTGAGTTACTTGTAAAAAAAGTACTTTCTATACTTTCTTTAGCATTTAATACTATTATGTACTTAGCTTTATTGTTTATCCAAGTAGTGTAATCTGTATGTCCTGCCATATCTATTTGTTTTGATTAATTATAATCATCTCGTTCCTTAAAGAATCTAGTTCACTCTTCATAGACTGGATTTCCATCTCTTCTTGATGTATAGAATCTCTGTATTGTTTCACCTCTTCAATAGATATATAAAACAGTATATGAGATGCAGCAGCGAGGTATATAATGTAAATCCATAACAGATTGTTAGACTTGTCATTTGACTTTCCGAGTTTGTATGCAAAATACAAGGTCAACGTGAGAAATACTATTGTTGCTACCACTGAAAAGGTTATAGTTAATAACATAATTATATTTTATTTTAAAGTTTTTAGTTTAATAAGTTTCCAATTAGCTTCAGTAAATCTAATAGTAGCATACAATTGTTGCATGTCTAATAAATCACTGTAATCTTCTTCACGCTTATGTTTAGTTAGCATTTCTGCATACGTGTTTTCAGGAGATTCAATGTGATAACAGTATGTGTCACGTCTGTTAACAGTAAACTCAATTTTCAATATAAAGGGATCTAATGGGACAACTTTAGTAATATGCAAAGTTATACCTTCATTCTTAATAATGACATTAGACAGCTTCTGTTGAGTTCTACGTCGCAATGCACTAAGCTTTGATAATGCTTTAACACATATTATAGACATTATTTTTAAGATAGCTTTACGTATCTTCAAAGTAAAAATTCTAAACTTCAGTATCCTTCTATTTCTTTTATAAGTATAGTGTTCCATAGTGTTGTTTTGAAAAGGACTGCTACATAATAGTAACAGCCCTTAGTTATAACTCAAATTGCAAATTCTTCCACCTACCACCGACTCGCAATTTGTTATTTACAGGCTACATTAAATACAATTCTAGTAGTTAAGTAAGACCTACAAATCTTTCCAGTGTGAAAAGCTCTATGAAAACTCTTATGTCTTATAGGGCTTTCAACTTTTTTTCCATTGTTTAAGTAAATGTTTACATAATAAACAGGTAATGATGTTTTCATTTTGGGTGTTTTAAATAAGTTAAGTAGTAATCCCCTACTGTTATAACTGGTTTTGTTACTTCAGTAGGGTTCAAATGGTTTTCTAACAACTTCATCTTTTCTTGAAATGAAAGTGAAGTAGACGCAGGTATGTGATTCAAATCTTCTCTTATAGGGTATTTACCGTTAAAGATTGGGGTTTTGAATCTTCCATCACTGAAGTCTGGATCATCAGGTGTATTATCTGCTCTGACTTTTTCGCCAAAGCGGATTGAATAATGTTTTGGGTTCATTAGAATATGTATCTTATTTCATTCCAGGGTATTATTTGATTATGTAATTTTTTAAAAGCTCTAATGTAATTGGCTTTTTTATGACGTTCGTATCTTAAATTAGATCCACCATAAGAACTCGTTTTACTTTCCTGCCTATCTGGGTTCCACAATATTTTTTCAGCTTTTGGAGCATTTTTAATATTGAACTCATGCATTTTTTCATTATGCGTTAAAAAGATAACCTCAGCTTTCACGTAGGGTTTTATATCTTCTCTAACTACCTGATTAACTTCATTGAATAATTCAGTATATAATTTTTTTGAACCAGGGTTAAATATAACAGGACTAAAATTAATATGCACATCATAACCTGCGTCATGAAAAGTGTTAATAGCTTTTATTCTGTCATTAATTAAAGAAGTGTTTGGTTCCAATATAGAACTTAACTCTTGAGGCATTAAACTGAATCTTATTCTGATTTTCTTCTCAGGATTATATTGTAATAATGAGTTATTTACATACTTAGTCGCTAATGTCCCCATAGCTGTTTCTGAATATTTAAAATAATTAAATATTTTAACCCAATCGTGATGTTTAGCATGTAAAGCAAAATCTTCGTTGCAAGATAAATCATAGCTCCATAATGTAGGGTGAGTTTGGTTAGGGCTTGTTTTAATCCCTAAACTAACTCTATGGTTTTCAATAGCTTGTAATAAATCATCTGTATTTTCAGCTATAGACAATCCATCAGGTTTGTGTCTGCGCATATAACAGTATGCACATTTAAATAAGCATCCAAATCCAAATGATGGAGTTATAAAATCAGATGACCTACCACTAAATTTAATATCTAAAGTTTTTCTAGTATTTTTAGTAATCATTATATGTGTTTTAACATTGTGAGCACAGAGGGACTCGAACCCCCAACCTACGCATTATGAGTGCGTTACTCTAACCAATTGAGTTATATGCTCTGTTGCTCGTCTTTCCGAGCCGTCACCTTGCAAAGCCATGCTCCATTTGCAAACCTAACTACCTGTTTTGGCTAATGCAGTACTCGACACCTGCTGACTACAAGGGTTTGTGGAATCGAACCACTTTCGTAGAGAGTACAGGAATCGAACCTGTGCACCTATGAGCGTTACTTGCAAGATATTCACGACTTTTGACAGTCGGCTCTACCATTGAGCTAACTCTCTGTTGTCCACTGGGTGGGACTCGAACCCACTTACTCTTGCTGAACTCGGACACGAGCTTTTGTCTATCGTGTCAATGGCGGAACAGCCGTCAATGTGTTTTACCTAGATAAACTACCAGTAGTTTTGTAACCGAGGCAGGATTCGAACCTGCATGATAAGGATTCCTTCATAAGCTGTTAAGCACCTTCTAAGAGGCTAAGTTTCGCTATCCTCTGCACGACTCAAGGCATACTTTCTACCATTTACCTTAACTGACGTTAAGCCTTTTCACCGTTTATCTTATTGTCTTTTAGCGTTTACCAGTTTCGCCACTCGGTTTATCGTAAACATGATTCGACCTCCTTTTCATAGGCGTACTTTTTGGGAGGAATACTGAACTCGCCATTTCCATATCATGTTTACTTTAATCATTTGTTTTTAATACAATTCAATGCTAACTCTAAACCTCTCTCTAAAGCTTCTTCATAAGTACCTACAAATTTTGTTCTATAATTATGATAACTATCATCATGTTTAGACTTAATAGTTCTAACATGATAATAAAACCCAACTTTACTATTCCATGCGTATTTAGCTGTAAATATTTCAACATATATGTTGTGAGTTTCTCTTAACCATTTTTGAAGTAGTGATTGGGTTGGTGCTGCATAAGAATTAACAAAATTATTAGGATAACTATTCATTCCTAATTTAGTAGTCGTTAATGTATTTTCTTCATCATATCGCACACCACATTTTAAATTAAACCCTTTCTCTTTAGCTAATTTAGCTGTTTCGAATGACACGAATTCTTCTTTCATATTAAGTAGTATTTGTTTAAAAGGGAAGCCCCCTAAAGAGCTTCCCGGAGGGATTCCTAATAACAGACTAGCTGCGTTTAGATTCCAATGCTTTAAAAGCTTCTTGACGAAGAGTTTTATCTCCTTTATCCATCGCTTGAAGTAATGCAGTACACTCCTTAATGTATACTACTGCGAAATTAGGGTCATACGCTATAATTGATGCTGAGTTATCAATGATGTCAGCATATTTGACAGTTTGCCATTCTGGTTCTATCATAGATAATCTCTCAGCTTCTAATTTTTTGCGTGTAGCTCTATTAAAGTGAGGATAGTTAGATTTAGTATACTCTTCTGTTAAAGCTAAAACACCGCTTACAATATGATTAAGAGATTTAGCTTTTAAGTCAGGTACAGCATCTTGTAATAGTGCCTTTAAATAATTTTTACTATCAACAAACGTATCTTCCATTACATCATGAAGTAGACCTACAGCTCTTTGCTCGAATGTACAATTATAAGATAGTAGAATCATTTCTACATCTATAGGGTGACAAAAGTAAGGATCTCCTGTATACTTTCTCTTTTGTGTGTTATGAGCCAATGTTGCAAAAACTTCTATTTGGCGGATCAGCTTTTCTTCAAGTTCTCTATTTCTAAAAAATCTCATTTTCTAATTTGTTATTGAAATGTAATATTTTAAAGGGTCATTTAATCTACTAAAGTGTTTTATATCACCATGTACATACCATGCACCTTTTAAATCACCGTTGAGAATTAATATTTTATCATTCTCAATAATCTCCCATTCGAAATCGTAATCGAATATCTCTTCGGAGTAGAATTTGATAACTCCTGTGCTATCTGCGTTTAAAACGAGATAAGAGCTATGTTGAGTTAATCTCAATGTATCATATTGGACTACATCATTTACTGCGAATAAATGTATTTTGTGTTCTCCAATTAAATTTACTTTTTCAGATACATAGTTTTCTTCTTTATCGCAAGCAAATAATGAAATGCTTACTAGAATTAGCAGTATTAATTTTTTCATGTTAATCTTCAGTTATCATCCAGTTTTTAGCATACCTACTTCTGTTATACTCTTTTTTTAACCTTTGATAAACCTTTGATAAACCACGTGTACTACCTAATTTATCTGCTTGATAAGATCTATTATTATCCCAATAAGGAGTATTTACAAATGCCATAGCGTACCGGTAATACTGTTGTTCTACACTTTTTGCAGTCTTTATATAATAATCCCCCATTCCTAACCGTATGTCTATCTTATCGTCATATCTGAGATTTAAAACGTACTTATTTGAAAATTTAATGCCCATGTTACGAACTTTTCCTAATCTATCAATTTCATCTTTTAGAAGTGCTATTACAACATCGAATTCGTCTTTACTTAGGTAGTCTGAATATTTATTTTTCATATTAATTGTCTTTTATCATCCAATTTTTAATAATAGGAGTTGCAAATGTTGTATCTATAAAATCTCGGAAAAAACTCATTCTTTGATTTAATCCAGGACGTTGAATTACAACTTCATAATTAATAAAAACATATAACCAAGTTATAGTTTCTACATTTGATAAACTATTATCATTTATCCAGTTTTTAATTGTGGGTTTTATAAAAATTGTTTCATAGTTAGTAATATTAAAAAGAATTCTGCTAGCTTTAAGATTAGCATTTTTATATTTACTGTTTATACTATTAAGTAATTTCACAAAAGCTGAATTAATATTTCCGAGTTCTAATTTTAATGCGAATTCGTCAAAATCTTTACAGTTATCAATTTGATCTAAAGCATGCTTTAAAAAGACAGGACTAAATATTTCTTCTAATCTTACTTCTCTCATTATTAAGTATTTTTATCATTCTTTTATCATCCAGTTCTTAACTATATTTTTTCCAAAATAAGTGTCCATACATTTTCTAAATTTTTTAGTTCTAAGTTCAAACGAACCATTAGTTAATAAAATAGAATTTAAATATCTTAACGCATATATAAATACGGCAGCTGATAAAGAAATTTCACTATTTTGTTTAACAGTGTTTAATTTTGTTTTCAAAGCCTCTTTTAAAAATGTCTCAGTTTCTTCATTTTTAATATGTTTGTTTATTTTTGGGAATACGCTTATGTCATAACGGTGAGCTAACATAATAGTTAGCATATTGTAACATTCAGAAATTTTATTCATATCATCTATGAATGAATCAAGATCTTCATTCTTTAACATTTTTTCTAACGTCGAAATACACACTCGCATATTTGAGTTATCTAAAATGTCACTTACTTTTATCATTTTCATAAATTCATAATTTTAATCTTCAATCATCCAATTTTTAACTATCTGGGTTTCTTTAGGTTTTAAACACTTAGTTAGAAATTGATGCATCACTTCGTTTTCGTGAGTTTGATGTGCATGAACTACGTAAACGTCTAGTGTTAAATGTCTAAAGGGTTTTTCGATGTATTTAAGTAAATCCCAAACAGAAATGAAATCTGAATAAATACCTACACCATAGAATGGTTCTCTATTACTAACTCTATAAATAAAAAATTCGTCAGATTCATAAGCTTTTATCAATGTTTCTACAAAGAGATTTGTTGTTGTTTCATTTGTAGTATTTAACCTATGTAGTATAGAGTAATCTAAATTTTCTGCTAGATGTGATTTAATTCCAAAATCTATGAATGTTAATCTTAAAATCTTGTTTATTAAGTTGTTTACTAGTTTCTTCATAACTTCTACTCATTAATCATCCAATTTTTAATTAAACTCTTTCCAAAATAAGTGTCCATCCCTTGTTGAAATAAATGAGTTCTTTGTGAAAAAAGCAATTCAGGTTTTTTAGTAATGCTACTACCAAATACTAAACAATATATGTATAAAGCTTGGGTAATGTTAATAACTTTATTATCTCGAATTCTTAATATAAGTGTTTCAAGGTATGCTTCTTTATACCATTCTAGTAGACTCGCATTGTTAACAAGTATTGGAAGTGAGATGAATTCTTTTGTATTATAATGATTACTTAAATGTTCTACCATTCTATTATGAGCGTAAATAACTCTGTTTATTCTTATTATGAAAGAACTTGAGTTTAATTTAGGGTTCTGTAACTCTACAATTTTAGTAATACATTTTGCTCGCTGATATGCATTAAGTATCTGAGCTATTCTTATGTCTTTCATAATTTTTATTCATTAATCATCCAATTTTTAACAATTCTATTATTTTGAAATTGACTTTTTGCTCTGGTTAGAACATATGTTAAATCACAATTTCTTTTAGCAGCAACCTTGTTCCAGTTAACAAAATTTAATAATTTTATTATAGTTTTTCGGCTATATCGCGTTTCAGGAGCTAAAATGATGTTAATAATTTCATCTTTTGTAGGAGCATTTACTAATACAAGTCCTAAATTCTCAAAAATAATATGGTCAGTTAGATGTTCGTACTTTTTGAACATAACATTACGCATAGCCCAGTGCATTATTTCTATCTCATCTTCAGTAAGAAGTTTTTCTAATCTTATTGTTTCACTCATCTATAATCCAGTTTTTAATTATCTCAACCCTTTCATAATGAGGTAGTAATTTAGTTTCGAATAATTCAAGTATTTCGTTTACACTTTTGTCATTATGGAGAAGGATTAAATATGAAAATACAATTCCTACATTTATTTTATTATTTAGAACAGTTATTCTGCTAAAAAAGCTTAGTTCCATTCTTTTGATAGTAAAATAAGGTAATGTAGCTTTAGCCATAAGCGCATGATTTCCACTTATTAGAGCTTGTTTCGTACAATTTATTTTTTTCTCAAATTTTATCTCTACTTTTTTAATAAACTTATTAATTTTAAGGTCAAATATGGATCCAGATCCTTCTTCAAGATAAGTTTCTTCTTCTAGTTTTTTGCGGATAATCTTTATTTCTTCGGGAGTAAATATTTTATTAACATTAACCATTTTTTCTAGATCATATTTATCATGATCAAATTCTTTATTTTTCATCAATCATCCAGTTTTTAATAAACTCTTTTTTATCTTCAAAAGGTTCTAATGATACCTCTAAATACATAAAGAAATACAGTTCAAAATTATGATTATTTGTTCGTACTATTTTCCTTGCTACAAGTAAAATTAGAGCATCAATCATTTGAATTTCACTATCATACTTATGATAATTTAAACGATATATTACTGTTTTAATTTTTGCATGATAATCCATTGAAATTTTATAATTAGTCAGTTTTAAAAAACAACTCTCTAATAGTGATTTAAAATTTCTTATAGGTTGATTATCATTTAATTCTGTGGCAATTATGATTGAATTTAGATAATTCATAATGTCTTTAATCTCAAGAATATCAATAATTCTGGATAATCGATATGTTTTCTTTAAGTCATATTTATTTTTCATGAATCATCCAATTTTTAATTAAAGGTTTTATTCCAAATGTTTTATTCAGTCTTTCAACTAACTCTTTTTCACCTATGTCATCAATAATTAAGGTTGATAGTTTAAAAGCTGTTCTAGCACCCATTGTTCTATTACCATGAAATAAATGTTTATAATATCCAATAGCTGTTTCAGAAAATGACATGAACTCTCTTCTCATTTTGAAATTCTCATTACTTTGAAGTTTTTTGAAGACTTGACTAATTTTATCACTAATTAATTTTTGTCCTTCATGAGAAACCATATTTTTCTTATACTTCTTTTCTATCTTAAGTGTTTCTTCTTCGTTAAAGAAATCACTCATTCTAACTCCTTTGTGATAATCATATTTCATAAGCTTATTCTTTTATCATCCAATTCTTCACAATGTGATTATCTGGATGGTATAATTCTTCTAAACCTTTTGCCACTTTTTCAATTTTGTAGTTTTTCCAGTGATTAAAATAAGTAGGGCTGTGTAGCTCATAAAGTGATATAGTTGCATATACTGAACAGATAACTACTGCTTCTAACAAGTCTACTTTTTTGTTCACAGGTTGGATTATGTGATCTTCACCACGTTGTAGTTCATTTAAGTAATTTACAAACGTGCTGTGATGTAATTTTTCGTTATATATGTATTTTATAATTTCATAGAATATGTTTGACGATACAACTTTTAATCTTGCATCGTTTTTAATTCTATTTAATGCTTTCTTTACTGTTAAATTGCTATGATCATAATAACCTGTAAGTCTTAAATCAAGTATTTTCTGCAGGCTTATTCTTCTCTGTGGGTTATATGTATTATTCATCTATCATCCAGTTTTTTACAATTTGATTATGAACAGCATAAACTTTTTCCAAACATACTGCTATTTTATGAATCTTGTAGTTTTTTGCAGATTCTATAAGAAGTGGGGATGAAATATCATATTTGTGATGAATATGTATAGCTGTATATATTGAACAGATAGCTGCCGCTTCTATTATATTTAATTGTGTATTAATTACAGGTCGAATTGTAGAATTTAACTGACGTTTTATGTCAAATACGAATTCTAAGAATAGAGTTGGTTGTACTTTTTTACTAGACATAGAACCTATAACTCCATTGAATATTCTTTTTGATAAAACTTCTAAGTATTTATTGTTTTGAATTTTATCTAATGCTTTCGTTATTGTTAAATTGTAATTAATATCTGTAAATTCTGATTCAATCAGTTTTTGCAGAGGTATTTTTTCAATAATATCATTAAGTTTCATTTATCATCCAGTTTTTTACAATGTGATCAGGGTGATACATTTCCATTAGAATTTGTGATATGTTATCAATTTTAACATGTATTATTCCGCCAGTTCGTTCTTTTGCATCTTCAATTGAACAAATATCTACTACTGAACATACTGAGAGAACAATCATTGCATCTAATGCGTCTAAAAGTACTTCCTCACTATCCATGATTGTTATATCACCTATCTCACATCTTACTATTAGATTTTTTAAACGATGCGTTATTCTAGTGTTACCTACGATTGTACCGTATATACGATTCATTACACTGTAAATTATCCTATTTGATATAAGTACGAGCTTTCTGTCAGTTGCGATTTTAACTAATGCTCCATGTACTGTGTTAAACGGTTCAGGAGTGTCTGCTAAAGGTGATCCTAATAGTTTATATAACTTTACTCTATTACTTGTTTTAAATTTCTTTTTCATGAATCATCCAGTTTTTTATAAGTTCACTTTTACTGTATTTTTCTACTAGTTTTTTACCAATAAATTCAGCTAGTTTATCTTCGTCTGGGATTGGTGCTATACCACCATCATGTAGATTTAGATATGTGTTTACTAGTAATATTCTTGAACCGTAATGTATATGTATACTTGTATCAGGAACTGGGTTTGCTTTTTTGTCAAACATGCTGTGGTTCAACAGATTATAGAAGTTTGGTATTTCATACCATGAATGATTTGAGTTTTTGCCTATGTACATGCATACTTTACCATAAACTGAACTTAAATATTCAGCAAGAAAATCCTCTTTATCAATTTTCATTAGTGCTAATACTGTTTGAAATGCTTCTGACTGTCTTCTTCTTTTTGTTAGGAACATAGGGTGAGCTTCAATCAGTTTAGAGTATTTAATGGATTTATTTAGTTTTGTTTTCATAATTGTGAAGTTTATTTAGTTGATGTAAGTTAAACCTGTTGCTCCGACATTACTCTTATACTTCTTGAATTTGAGTAAATAAAGAGGAACTGTCATTGACAGCCCCTCTTTTATCATATTACTAAGAAGTTTACGCTTGCGTAGCTACTTCTTCTGTTGTAGCAGATGTTTCTGCTTCGATACGAGCAGTGTGCTTCTCAAGATTCGCATTTGTAATCTTTTCAGCTTCTTCCTCGCTAATCCAAACTGGATTTTTGAATTTAGAGTCTTCTCTAAAGTCTTCATCCATGTCTACGATTTCCAATTGTCTTGTGACATAAATCAATTCGCCTTCTACTGTTCTAGCGTACTGATTAGTTTTTGGATTCCATTTTGCACGAAGAGTGTTTTCTTCACCACCTCTAGTGATAAAGTTTCCTTCTTCATCTTGGTAGAATCCATTGGTAATGTCTGTAGTTTCTACTTCGTAGATACGACATTTTGCTGGCATAGGATTACCATCCTCATCTTTGAGTGCTCCATTAGTTAAGAGCTCGTTGAGGTCTAGTCCTTCTGTAGCTCCAATTGCTTCCAACATTGCGTTGTCAATTGTTTGCCATGCTACACGTTCATTCTCCAATGGTCTAGCAATTGAAGGTGCTAGCATTGACAATGCTTTATTCATCACTTCAACTTTAATAGTTGAACGAATTTGCAATTGTGAAATTTCAGGATTGTTTTTGCTTTGCGTGATTTTTTCAATAATCACTGGTTCCATTTTCTCTGACATGTTTCTAAATTTAATTTTTAATTATTTTAATGTTGTTATTTGATGTAGTTTAATACATGTTCTAGTAAATACAGTTTAGGAGCTGTTAGTATGTATACTAATAGGTATATGCCTCTTACTATAAATATACTTCCTACTGCAAGTACAAAGATTTGTACTACTGTTATTCCTTGATTTACTTCATCTAATTTGAAGGTATCGTTGTCTATATCATTTTTTGTAAGGAATAAGCGTTTAGCTATGGGTTTTATTAGTAAAAGAGCTATTACTGGTGTGATTATCATCATAATTAATGATGCTATTTCCCAATTGTAAAATTCTTTTACTAGTTCTGGTGCTTGCTCTATTGCAAATTCACCTGTTTTTTCTGCTGCATTTATAGCTTTTTCTAATAAGCCTACTAGTTTCTTTTCTAACTCTTCCATAGATGCTTTTAAATTTAATCGTTAATAAGTTTATGTACGTTTTGAATAATGTTGTCCTGTTCGTACTTCAGTACTTTTCTTGCGATTCCTTTAACTCTAGTTCTCCAGAATAAATCTAATGTAGACCATCGTTGTTGATTGATGAACGTATTATATTTACCTGAGTTCCAAGGAGCTAATATTCTAATAATAGAAGAGTAGTCGAGGTCAGATCGTCTTTTTACTATCTTTACCTCTGTCTCAAACAAGTATTTCTCTTTTCTATTGACATATCTATTTTCAATAGCTACGTCTAACATACCTGTATGTTTAAGTAAATGTTTGAGTTGATATGCAATAAGCATATCTATCTGTTCTGTTTTGTTACTCATCATCTGGTGTAAGAAAATTTTGTTCGTAAGGATTCATACCTGTCAGTAAGTATCTTACTGCGCTAGGATGAGTATGTTCTAGTATAGAGTTTAGCATAAGGTCTGCTGACTCATAAGGTAAGTCTCCGTCATCGAAGGCTTCTAATGTTTGAACAACTTCATCAAATTGTTCATCATTCATTTCAAGTTCTACTTTTACTTTCTTTCGGTTTGGCATTAGAGCATGTTTTCTAACGAATGTTCTTTTGGATTTCATAATAAGTGTTGTCATGGGTTTTGTTTAAGTTTAATTGTCACCTCAAGGTTATTTCTAACCTTGAACGCTTTGAGCCTAAGACCTATTTTGAGTCGCTCAAACGACTTTTACTTTTAATTCTTGATAGACTGTGGAACATATGTGTTACATAGACTATAATAATAATCATGTCTAGTGATATTGATACAGCAAATGCTATTTTGTTTATAAATAACATACCTAGTGTTGAAAGCAGGTATACTACTATAATTCCATAGATTCTTTTGAAGTAGTAACTATCTATGATTTTAATTACTGTTTCTTTTTGTACTGTCTTGTTTGTCAATAGATTGATTACTAGGTTCAGAAGATCTTCTGCTATGAGTAAAATAGCAATTACAGCAAGTGTTGATATTGCTAATAAGAAAAGTGTTATTGTTAGTTGCATGGGTTATTGTTTTAAAACTATTACTGTTCTCGTTGGGTCATCTAGTCTTGTAAGAGCACTCATATCTCCTGATACTCTCCAGTTACCTTGTAAAGCACCGTCTAAAATGTATATTACATCGTTCTCGACTGTCCAATATTCAAATTGGTACTGCCAATTGAAATCAGATTGGAAATCAATTTCTCCTTTACCTGAGTCAAAATATATGACAGGTGTTGTACTTACGTTCCAATGTGAATAGATACTATCATTTTGAATGACATTACCTATTACATGTAATCCTTCTAATCTTTCTACAAGTGCAGAATGATTGTTTTCTTTACTGCAACTAAATAATAGTGTTGCTAGTATGATTAGTGCTAGAATGTTTTTCATCTTTATTGGGTTTTAGTTTGTTTAATTCTAACTTGTCTGATTTGTCAATTGTGATTTGGATTATATCATCCAAAGTCATGTTTTGCATAATGATAAATTTGTGAATAAATGGGTTTAGATTCACTTTATCATGCTTGTAGGTTCTACCTCTTGTAATTTGTCCTACAATAGAGTGTACGCTGTCTTCTAATAGTATTTTAGCCATAGTTTTATAGAGTTATTCCTACTATTATTATTGTTATGCATAATAGTATGAAAATTATAAACAAGGATTTGCTATTGCTTGGTAGTCTGAACATGATTGTATTTTTATATTTAATGGGGTTTGAGAGGGTCGGCTCGGTCTGGAATTAATATTAGACTAGCACCAACCCTCTCTCCACCCAATCAACTTAAACTACCACTTACCTTTACTAGACTTTTGTAAGTCTTTAATTTCTCTCTCTGAGCTTACGTATACTATTGTGGAGAGTACAATTGCGATTGTCAATGAAGCGTATACAACCCACTGTTCAATACTATTGTATTCAAATCCATAGTTTTGGATGTCGTAGATTAATACTGCTAAACACGCTGCCATGTGTATTTTGCACCACATTTGTAGTCTCTTGTACTTTTTGATTAGCTCTTTGTACATGTTATTCTGGGTGTGTTACGTTAGTTTTTATAGATTTTAACAGTATGTAGTTACTTCTTTCTCTGTTTTCGAGATCGAGATCAATACTTTCTCTAGCAACAAATGTTCTTGTTTCTATTTCACGTTTAGTTTTGTTGTAGAGAATATTAAGGCTTACTACTGATACTTTAGGAATTTTATGTTCAGCTTTAAAGTTTCTTTTGTTTTTATTTAAGTAAGCTGTTATAGTACCGTAAGTAGTAAATCTCTCGTATATATCATCTCGTTTAATTTTTTCAGTTACTCTAACTATCTCTTTTCCATGTATATCACATGTTACAGCTATTACAGGAAAAAGTTCAGTTGGTTCATCAATAAAGTGAATGACTTTTCTGAATATACCTTCTTGATATGTAGAGTATACTTTACCAATGTCTTGTTTTGTTATTTCCATGTTGAGTGGTTTTTAAAAACACACTACACGTTTTCATTACGCATAGTGTGTTAATTTGTTAGGCATTTGCCAATCTTTCTCTAAGTTTGATGTTCATTTTTTCAGAGAATGTGAGTTCATCGTAAGACCTGTTGTCATACTTATCGAAGAGTTGTTTGTACTTTTTGTACTCTTCCTCTGTCATAAGTCTGAAATCACCTTTGTCGTTACAGTATTTTGTTTGGTCTTGGAAATCATACCAACCAAATTTTCTACCTACAATGCCATCGAACGCTTCTTCTGATTCTAACCAAGCTGATGATGCAAAGTAACCACTAATGGCTATACCTGGTAGTTCATTTCTAAACATTACTGCTCTTCTTGGGACTGTTGTCTTTTTCATGGTGTTTAAATTTTAAATGGTTATAAGTTTTGTATTTCAACTATTTCTCCAGTTTCTGATAAAACAGCCATCAGTTCTGTTTTTTTGAGAATTATTTCTCCAGTACTTAGTTCATCACCTTCTTTTGCTGCTTTAACTTCTTTGTAAAATGCATTTCCTTCGCAGAGATGACATGTTTCAAGCATCTTGTTTTTTAGCTTAAAGATTACATTAATCATCTTTTTAGTTGCAATTTGCTTTTGTAATTTGTCTAAACGTACATTTGATGGTGACCCTTCCATTTGGACTCTTTTACCGTCAGTTGTGAATGCTGTGGTGTATGGAGATAACTCAATGCCAAATTTATCACAAGGTATAGCAATAACAGGATGTTCAACACCTGGTGTTTCTACGAAGTGAATTATTTTTCTGTAATATTTAGTTCCAATTGTTGAGTATATTTCACCTATGTTTTCTTTTGAAAGGTTCATTTTATATGGGTTTAAGTTTTTGATGATTTCGTATATTTCAGCAGTTCTTTTTTGCTTAAGACATCCTTTTACATTAATGTAGCTTGCTTGTAATGGAGTACAACACTCAAGCATAATATTTGCTTCGTATTTCTTTTCTTTTAACTTTTCTTCGAACTCATCAATTAAGTTTTTTATTTCATTTTGATTAAATCCATCTATTCCTAACATTACTTGAATATCGTTCTTCATGGTAATCCTGTTTAAGTTAATTTAATGTATATAATATCCGATTTGTCACTGCACGTGCACATGCAACCTTGCCAATTTTATCTAGTTATTGATCTGTTACTAGATTGACTGAACTAATCTTGTAGCACTATAGGGTCTTGTGTAACGAACATACTTTAATCGTTTACTATAGTTCTCTCTGTAGTTCATAATCAGATATTATACACATGTACCTTGATTGCTTTAGTATATTAAATCCTTAGGCTCTCCTGCTCCGTTGAGGTACTTTTTTTTCATTAGTTTGGATAGTTATTTAGTGTGTTCTCTATCCCAGCCACGTGGTCTGTATTTTTTGTTATGGGAGTGTTTGACTTCTTTCACTCCACATGTTAATAAAAATAAAGCAGTTTATACACATGCTTTAGGTGTTGTAAGGGATGACTTTAACTACCTTACTTCAAGAACTCTGTTTTGGGATACTGTATTACTACAGCGGAACAAACCTATTTCTCATCTCCGCACTCTAGGCTTTGGAGCTTGCCTATTTTAAATGTAAATTAGCGATAGTTTTAAGTTTAGGTTAGAAAATTGGGGTTGTGAAATGTTGGGAAAGTGGTGGGGTTGGTATTACTCCCCACTCATCCCACCACCTATTAACCTGTTAATGAATCAATTACACCTCTAATCTAAAGCTAATTCTAAACTCTACAGTGCAGGAAGACAATTAGTCTCCCCACACATATAGAGCAATTACACTTTATTCTATCAATGCAATATACAAGAAGGGAGTGAGTGATTGTTGGGGTACTGACTCCATTAACTTGTAAGTTAGACCTGTTGCAATGGGGTCTATTGAAGGGAGCAGGGCTCACACCCTAACT